TGGGTAAGGGTCCATAAACTTGGCGGTGCTAGCAGTGTCAAAACCTTGTGCCCCTGCCGCCGCTAAACGTTGTGCGGTATCGGCGTAACCAGTAAGGCTTTCATAACCTTTAGCGGCTTGGCCTGTTTTGCCTAATGCAGCTTCGCGACCTGCAGCAGTTGTGGCTGCGGCTTCTTTAGCGTAAGTAGGCAGTGTAAGGTACGAACCTTCTGCCGTGCTTAACAAGGGCTTGGCAGCTTCGGCACCCGCTTTTGTGGTAGCAATACCCTGCCCAGCGATATCGCTTACTTTGCCGTATTTTTCTGCGGCAGTACCCATGTAAGGCTCAGCGGCAGCTTTTGCATCAGATACAGATTTTACGGCTTCTGTCCCAAATTTAGGAAGCGCCGCAAATTGTTTTGCCGCATCGCCATACAGCGCACCGGACTTATCAAAAAACTGTTGATATGACCCAATACCTTGTTGCGCCATTTGAAACGCCTGTTTTTGCTCAGGCGTAAAATCAGCAAACTTGTATTCAGGAATAACTGCATCTTTAGAAAGGGTACCTTGCTGTTTGGCACTTTCCATCAAACCAATGAGGTACGGCCCAATTTCTGGGTCCATCAAGGTTTGTTGTTGGGTTAAGGTGGTCTCAGCCATTGATTAGGCCCTCTTTTCAAATTGGTGCATTAGCTCGTACATGCGGCGTGCCCCTGCTTTACGGTCGCCTTCACCTGCACCACGAACAGCTTTTGCTGTCATTACAAATTCACCGTCACTTAAACGTGCTGGAATGCTATCGCTTGTGCCTGTTCCTGGACCCTGCAAATGCCCACCTACACGCGCATCAACTTCGGTTACGGGCATACCGCCCTTTGCAAGAATATTATACTTGCTTGGGTTTTCGCGGTATCTTTGGCCTGCGGTAACCACTGGCGTCGTATTACTTTCAGGCTTATCCAAAGAAGCCAGTGACGAAAGCAGAAGAGCCGTGGGCAGTGGGTTTTGCGTAACGAAATTGCTAACCCCAGACATCCAATCATTCGGCCCTGCAGAAAGCCCCAAGGCTTTATAGTTGGCTTTAAGGTCTACAATTTGTTTAAGCTGATCTGAAGTCAAATTAGCCGCTTGGAGTTGTTGCGGCGTAGCTGAAATAAAGTTACGCGCATCAAATGCACCCGTAGCCGCAGGCGAAGCTGCTGTAGTCGCTGCCGTGGTTGCCGCCGAAGTTTGAGGCGGTGGCGAAAATACTTTGCTTGCGTCAGTAGGCATGGCACCCGTAGTTGCCACTTGCGGCGGCGGAACAGTTGGTGCGCTCATGCTAAACAAAGAGCCAATGCCCCCGCCTTGTTCAGCAGGCGCTTGAATACCCTTAAAAAGTGCAGACCCAAGCGAAGTGCCTTCAGAGCCGTAGCCGCCAAGCTGTGCGGCGGTCGTTTGGCCTGCAAAGTACCCTAGCCCACCCGCAGCCGCAGCCCCCCAGAGTGCGTCTTCGGTTGAATTACCCGCTAGCTTACTTGCAGCAAAACTACCGATTGCAGGGCCGATAACGCTACCAAAAGGTAGAAACGAACCGACTACCGCACCAAGTACAGGTGCGATACTTTTAAACAAACTACCGAAATCAAACCCGTATTCACGTAAACCCGTACGCGGGTTGATTGTTCCTGAACCACCATAGCTGCGCAAAATGCGTGCTTCATACGGACTGATATGCGCCAACATTGTGTCGCCCCTACGCCCATACGAGGCTAGCCCACCTACTGCCATTTCCATAGGAGGCATTTCAGGTGATGATTGTGGAGGTGCTTCTGTAGGAGCATTGCCCGCGCCCTGCTTAATTTGTAGGGCAAGATTGGCGATTTCCTTGATAGAAGAAAACAACGAAGGGTCGTATTGTGCGGGCAAGTCCCCCTGCTGAACTTCACCGCTTTGCATAAGTTGTTGCACAACTTGATCGTAATTATCTTTATTTTGGTCAATATAATCCAAAATAGATAAAAACTTCTGAATATTTTCAACAGGCAAACTTGCGATCCGTGTGATCACGGCCTGCAGTTCATTGACCAATTCAGGCGGAAGTTGAGCCTTTATTTGCTCAACAATGGCGGAATTATCGCCCATTGGAGCAGCTTGATCAGGAACAAGTGATTCAATACCTTGCATAAGAGCATACCCTTAAGTTGTATGGGACTTTATGCAGGGGCCTACCTGATATTTGGCAAACCACCATACCGTCCCAACGCATAAAACACAAGTCAAACTGTAGTGACGGTAACCGCTCCGACTCTTCCAGTTGCAGAAACACCTTCAACATAAGGGGCGTTTAATCGTGTGATATAAACCACCCCATTCACTTGAAACAATGTTCCGGGTTCTAATCCGTAACCGCTAGTTGGCATATTGGTAATGACAATAGTAGATTGCCTGCCTTCTCCGGGAGAACGCATCGCCGTAAAGGCCACGTTTATCATATTGACAAGATTATTCAAATAGCTTTGGCTGTATTCTTTAGGCGCTACTTGAAAAGAAGGTAGTACAAGACGTACATCCATTAGCGGCGTCCATCCGGTTGTATGTCTAAACGGGGGCTACCCAATACCCAACCTGTATCGGTTTTATTGCTTTCCACTCTGAACGTAACCTGCCTGCCACGTAACCTTACCGATACTTGGTTGGTATACTGCTCTACGGGAATAGTTGCTGTTTGCGTAATAGCAGAGGACGTTGTTTGGGCGGTGCTGTAGTTACCTCCCGGATAGTTTTGAACTTTTAATGTCATGTTCAAACTAGGGGAGTTTGTAGAATCTACAAAAGTCACGTCAGGAATCAACTGCTTGACAAAGGACATTTGGTTGCCTTCGCCTAACTCAAACGGGGCGCTTTCAATATACGTATTTAATGGCGAAGCAGGTGCAGTGCTGCCATCGTTAGTACCGTATTCTTGATAATACAAATACCCATCTGTGCCCGCTGCTACTGGATAACCTTCTTGCCCACGATCCACCCATGCGGTGCGGGCCAATGTACCGTACGTCCATGCTTGGTCTACGTAATTATACGTAACGTATAGGTTACATTCGGTAGAATTTGCGGAAGGATAAAACCAGATGATTTCGTTGAATTCGGAATTAACCCCTACTGTGATTTTTTCAACCTGCGAAGCATTCATATTGTTGAACACGTAGTTTTTAATAGGGCAAACAAGCTCACGTGCTGAGCCATCATACATGTAGAATTTTTGGTTGCCCATCCAAAACACAAGATCATCAATAGCGGCAAAAGCATTGGCGCTAATAATAGTAGTGGAAGATGAAATTTGTGTGATACCAAATGTATACGGCGGTCCTACAAACTGCATTGAATACAATGCAGAATCTGTCCACACTAGAATTTCACGTTTTGTTTCTAACGCACGAATAATACGGCTACCTGTACCAAGCCGCAAATCACCTGCGGTGTTAGTTGCAGTAGGCGTCCACGTGGCATAATCTTCTTGGCTACTAAACCGAATAAGCAACGCATCTTGGCTAGAGGTAGAACCCATGTTTGCGCCAAAAGCAATAACATGCCTATCGCGGTCTGAAACCATCACTTGCGTAGCTAGTGTAGGTGTTGTTGCATCGGTTGAAAGGCTAGCTAGTGTCACTGCACGGTTAAACGTGTACGGCGGTGTGGTAAGCGAAGAACTTGCGGGGTTCCACACGTAAATTCCGCCGTTGTTCACATTGAACAATAATACTTCGCCAAAATTATCTTGGAACCAAAGCCTTAATGCTGTGTTAGCTGTAACAGGAACCGCACTACCCCATGTAAGACGCCCCCACGTACCTGCACCCCAACCACCGCCCGTGACGGCTGTATTCACGCCTGTGTTGATTTGATATCTAGCCGTTACAGTTGTGCCGCCATTTCCTGTATCTGAAGCATTGGCAGTAGCAGAAACAGTAATTTTATAATTATCAGTATCTACATACGTTATTTCAAATTCTTTATTCAACACGGCAGCAGTGATGTTTCCACCTAAACTTACTGCCCCACTAAAAGTAACAAAATCACCTTCTAACGCACCGTGCGCAAGATCAAACACATTAACGATGTTAGAACCGTTGGTGGCTGTAAAAGGATTACTGATTACTACAGTATCGCGCAGGGGAGTAATATCATAATAACCGCCACCGTATTCTACGTAGTATTTTAAACTTGTTCCTACGGCATTAAAAAATTTACCACTGAGCGTGTTCCATGGGAAAATTGCTCGGCATATACCCAAAAATGTATTGGCCGAATACTTGACCCACCCGCCAATAGATTGTGGAAACCCTAATCTAAACCGCACAAGGTTACCATCATACCAACCGCCTTTGTTGGTATAGGCCGTTAAATCACGGATAAATCCGGGTTTAAATTGGAGTTTTTGTAGGGGCATATAATCAACTCACATATTGTTTGCCGCTAACCGTGCCTCTAGCTCAGTAACCTTGTTTTGCAGTGTCTGTATCGTAGATACAAGATCCGCATAAATATTCATGTTTAGTGCAATTGCCTTTTTACCATCTTCCGTCGTTTGCACGTTTGTGGGGTAAACAGTTTCAAACTCTTGGGCAATAAAACCAGAGTCACGTTTTTCTGTTTCAATCCATGTAAAATTAACTGGTTTCAACGCCATCACACGCTGAACAGAATCAGTCACTGGACTAATATCTTTCTTTTTCGTAATATCAGAAATCAAAGTCCATGATGTTTGATTTGCTCTTGGCGTGATGTTACAATCAAACTGAGTGGATGTGAGGGTTAAACAACCGTTCACCCCCGATGGATTGAAAAAGTATTTTGCTGCCGAGTTATCCCAATAAATTGATGTATCTGTTGCATCACCCGCAGCGGTCGCTGAAACCTGCCAAAGTCTTGTCGTAGCTGTACCTGTGCCGCCACTATTGAGATAATGACCGTTATTTCCCGCAATAACTTTACCCGCCGTTGATTTTACATCACCAGTTGTAGCCGTCAAACCAGTGCTTGCGGTAAACGTACCCGTATAGCTACCTGACATACCTACGGTAATGGACCCTGCACCATTTGTAATGCTGACACCACTTCCAGCAGTAAGTGTAGATTTAGTAAGTGTGTTACCAGTCGTATTGCCAATCAATAATTGACCGTTTGTATAGCTTACGGCACCTGTTCCACCATTAGCCACGGGCAGTGCTTGACCACTAGTGTAAGCAAGAGTCAATGTGCCCGTAGTTGTTACAGGTGAATTTGTTACGGTAAATAACGAAGGTGCGCTAAGGCCAACACTTGAAACTGTACCGCCACCGCCAGATGGTGCAGAAGAAACCCACGACGTTCCATTTGAAGTAAGAACGTTTCCACTTGCCCCAACCGAAGTTAGTCCGGTACCTCCGTTAGCAACAGGCAATGCTGTACCAGAATAAGTAAGGGCTAATGTACCACTGCTTGTTACAGGTGATCCTGAAACCGTAAATAAAGCAGGTGCGGTCAACCCAACGCTTGAAACGTTTGCCGCAGTGGAACTTGTGTACAAATTATAAGATGAATACCATTGTGTAGAAGAAGCAGCATTAAAACTCATTACCCCCGCAACAGGCAAAGAAATTGCTGCGTTTGCTGTCAAAGCATCTATAGCTGCACCAGAAGCAGGGTAAATGTTAACTGCGTTAGCGCCTTTATTGACAACAACTATTCTGCGCCCTGCAGTTGCCGTAGGTAGTGTAACTCCAGATGGATTACTGGACGCTGTAGTAATAACGCTGTAGTCGCTTGTTAAAGCGCCTTGACCCTGTGCATTCGTACCTGCTGTAACCGTAGCAGAAGTGCTAAATGTTTCACCAGAAAGAGCAGGCGTAGTAAGTGAAGGCGAAGTGGCAAAAACCAAAGCACCGCTGCCTGTTTCATCTGTTACTGTTGCAGCAAGATTTGCACTAGAAGGCGTTGCCAAAAACGTAGCTACGTTTGTGCCAAGGCCAGAAACACCCGTGCTGATAGGCAAACCCGTTGCATTGGTAAGCGTGCCCGATGCAGGCGTACCAAGTACAGGTGCCGTAAGAATAGGGCTTGTAAGTGTTTTATTGGTGAGTGTTTGTGTGCCTGCTTCTGTTACAGGAGCATTTGCTACTTCAATAATATCAGTGCCGTTATTGTAAACGATGGCTTTTTTACCAACCGCGATTGTAACGCCCGTTTGACCACTGACTTTAACGGTGATGGCTATGTTCGTATTATTGTAGAAAATATAGGGCTTTTGGACAGCCGGAACAGTAACTTGGTGCCCTGCCGTAGGTGAACCAGTAAACTCAATAACATAATAGCGTCCAGTACCCGTTGCGCCATCGGGAATTGTAAGTGCCGTAGGCCCCGCGCCAGAAAGGGCTTGCGTAGTATACCCTGCGACAGCTTGCTCAAGAAGAGTGCCCAAGTTTGTATTGGTGACGTCGCCCCATGTACCAGATTGCTCACCAGTAGCCATTAAACTCAATTTGAGATTGCTTGAATACGTAGTCGCCATGACTCACCTTTATACGGGTATTTGAACCCAGTTGGGGTTTTGCGAAGGGTTGATTGCACTATAACTTGGATCACCAGAGGGCGCAATGTTAGTCCACGAAGGTGTTTGCGAAGGCACAATATCACCCCAAACAAGCACTTGCCCGACATATCCAATAGCCTGTACACCTGTAACATAAGCGTTAGGCGACAAAATAAACGAAACTGTTCCAACCTGCCCCGTTCCATAGACGCCTGTGACAGGGACATTTGTCTCCGGGAGAATTTCTACAGAACCAACTTCTCCTGTCGCACTGACACCTGTTACAGAAACATTTGGTGAAAGGTAGATATCTACTGAACCAACCGCACCAGTACCACTAACTCCTGTGACAGGAACGTCAATCGATAAAGAGACACTAACGGTTCCAGCCGCGCCTGTTGCACTGACACCGTCTACATTAACAATAGTTTTTGTTACTAGGTCAATCGTTACTTGGCCCACATATCCTGTGGCTGATACGCCAGTAACAACGGCATTGGCTCCACCTATGGCAGTTACATCGCCAACATAACCCGTGGCTGACACGCCAGTTAGGCTGACGTCAACGCTTGTTTGAGCAGTTGCGTCACCAACATAACCCGTGGCTGACACGCCAGTTAGGCTGACATTAGCTGTTTGCGTAATTGTTACTGTGCCAACTTGGCCTGTGGCTGATACACCCGTTGGGCTGACATTGGCTGTGCCCGTGACCGATACTGTGCCAACTTCACCGGTAGCCGATACGCCCGTAGTCGTTACATTAGCCGCACCCGTAACTGTTACTGTGCCAACTTGGCCTGTGGCTGATACACCCGTTGGGCTGACATTGGCAGTTTGCGTAACTGTTACTGTGCCAACAGATCCTGTTGCTGATAACCCCGTTACGGAAACTAAAGTTGCGACAGTATAGGTGATAATGATGGCACCTTGTGCGCCATTGCCGCCATTGCCACCTGCTGCACCAGCGTTGCCAGCGCCACCGCCGCCACCGCCGCCACCGCCATAATTACCCGCAGTTGCGCCAGCAGCCGGTAGACTAGAACTTGCATTTCCGCCGCTGCCACCGCCGCCACCACCAGAGCCAGCCGTCCCGCCTGCGGAGATTGTGTATTCAGTGCCTGCACCACCTGCACCACCTGCACCACTTGAGCCGCTGCTACCGTTGCTGTTGCCACCGCCACCACCGCCACCCGCACCGTTTGAACCAGCATTACCAGCGCCTGCTGCGGCGGCAGTGGTTGAAGATGCCCCGCCTGTTCCACCTGCGCCACCGGAATAACTTAGACCGCCATTGCCACCCGCGCTTGGTTTGGTAGCAGCAGATGCAGTGCCCGCACCACCCGTACCACCGCCGCCACCACCACCTGTGGCGTTCTGTGCGCCTGATGCGCCGCCTGCCGTGCCTGCACCAAGACTGCTACCCGCAGAACCACCGCCACCGCCGCCGCTTTGATTGTTAGTGGCTGCAGTCCCACCTGCGCCACCCGCATTGGTTGTTGTTCCGATTGCGCCAGTTGTTGAGCCTGCGGTGCCTCCGGTTCTGTTTGTAGCCCCGCCTCCGCCACCATTGGCAACAACACCATTTGTAGAAGATGCTGGCGCAGAATTTGCGGCTTTATTGAACCAAGTCTGTCCACCAGCGGTCCCGCTTGTAGCACTTGCTGTTGCTCCAGTTCCAGCTGATCCTATTGAATAAAAAGCTGATGAAACGCCAGACAAACTAATTGATGAAGTTGACCAACCACCGCCTCCGCCACCACCTGCACCCGGATTATTACCATTGGTATTTCTGCCGCCACCACCGCCGCCGCCAATGCCAATAACGGTTACGTTAACTGTCGTGTCCAAATCAGACGGTACAGTCCAAGTTGTACCTGAGGTTAGGAGTACGGTTTTCGTTGCCACTTATATTCCCCCCTCTACAGGAGGAATAAAGTTCACGCCGTCCCATAACCAACCTATATCGTAAACCGTGCCTTCTGGAACATCGACAAGGCATGTTCCATCAGGCGCGAGGTCAGTCGCGGCATCGGCAACGATTTTGTTTATGACAATGTTGGTGGTTAGATCAACAACCGCAGCTTCCATCTGATCATTTCACATCCCATAAGTTATTATTAGGCGATGCGAATGATAGCATTCGATGCGTCAGCGGTTGGGAAAACAACCGTAAATGTACCTGCAGAAGCCGTTTTATCGGAGCCAAAGTCCAAAACAACGACAGAACTGTTTGACTGCGTTGAGTTATAGATCAAAGCGCCGCGTGCGGTGAACGATGCCGAAGACCACGAAGCATCAGCAAAATCGGCAAATGCAGTTGTGCCCGATGAAGTTGTGGTTGCGCCCGTGAGTGTTTGCCCACCCGCCGTATAGGCAGAACCTGCTGTGTTCGTAATTTCGTTAGTTGAGCTGTATGCTGTGGTAGAAGCATCAAGCGTAGCTGACGAAGTATACAGTGCAATCTTATAAGTATCTGCTGCCGTAGTAGCACGGGCAACTGTTGTACCGATTGCTTGCTTACCGTTCAAGAGGTCGAGCTTGAACGACGTTGTCATGTAGTTACCAGTAAACGCCATTACGGCCTCCTTACAAGTTCAGCTAATTTAGGGTGGCCTGCTTCTTCTAAATAAGAGCCGACCGTAGTTCTATCACACGAAATTGCCTGCTTCATGTGGCGCAGTATAATGTATTCTACTTGATCGCGAAAGGCTAAAGCCTGTTCACGGATAGCAGGATGAGTAGTTTCTGCGACACTTACAATATGATCAGCCGCACGGTTTGCCCAAAATTCCGGTGGGTGCCCTCCATTACTAGAGGTAACCACTTCAACTTTAAAATCGCCAGTATTCAGTGCTTGTACAAACATTAGTTAGCCTTAACTCTAACAAGACCATCACGGTAGGCGTCGATGTTTTCGAGCCCTTCACCGAAGTTTTTCAGGCGAGTAAGCGATTCTACAAACCGTTGGTTATACAAGTTTAACAAATCGGGTTCGCCTTTAAGAAAAGTATATGCTTCAACCAAGCTGCCGTAAAGGAGCGCTTGTTGGGCATTATTACCTATCCATGTGCCGCTTGTTTGCACAACAATACTTTCTGGGCGGTAATAATAATGAATTTCAACGGCGTAATTATTATCCGGAACAGGGGCAATAATGAAGTTATTGATGTCAAAATACCCGTAGTATTTCGGCGCACCAGTTGCCCCTGTAGGGTCGTATGTTTGCAAATACTCCACATCTTTATTCAAAAGGAATATTTTTTCACCACCAACGGTAACCGATAAAGCATACGACGACATAAAATCGGAAGGCTTTGCAAGATATTGATTGCCTGAGCTAAGCGTACCCGTTTGGTTTTTGCGAAAATATTCTAAGCTAACAGAATAAAAAATGCGTTCTTCTGCATTTTGAATAAACACATTCAAATTATTAGTGAACGTCGTTTCAGTAGACTGAACAAAGTCCTTAATGGCAGTAGTAAGAGTGGCATAGGTCCAACCCATTATGTTATCTCCACAGTTACTATACCCACCTGAGTAATACCCTGTAACAAGCTAATTGGCAAAAACGGAAACACTTGATCAGCCACCGGAGCAGCGTAGTCAATAATAACATCAGGGCGGGGTTGATACAAAGCCTGTGGTTCAGTAGGTGGGTAAATAGGGTCAAGCTGCGGGTGCTTAGGCTCCCAGCATTCCATGCAGGTTCTAAACCCTGTCCACTCTTTTTTCAGCTGTAAATAATAGTATTTAAACCCGCATCTGTCGCAGATGGCTTTAGATTGCGTGCCGTTTGCAAACTTGGTCATACTTACACCACACCATAATAGTTTCTCATGGGGGTAAGCATCAAAGAAGCACGATCACGATCTTCGGCAGCAGCTTTATCAAACTCTTCTTCGTAAATAGCCTTCAACATTTGAGTACGTTCAGGCGCTTTTTTCAAAGAAAGATAGTAGGCTAACCCCGCCGCTAAACAGGGATAAAACCTAAATGGAAGCTGTAACGTATTGGTAGAACTGTTTACATCATCCAACCGAACAAGTTTATTGATAATCAAATAATAAGTTTGGTCGGGTGTAGGCCATACTTTAATGATAGGCGTTATTTGCCTATCAACAAAATATTGCACCGGACGTGCCTGCCTCAATTTAGCAGGAATATCCAGATACACTTCACGGCTGATACGGTCGACCGTTAAATCTTGCTGATTTTGTGAACCAATACCTTGAGCAAAACGGCAAACAGCATCCAAAACGTCAATGTCGTAGGCTTCCAATGGGTATTCATTTACACCCACTGTCATTGTTACGCTTTGTTGCTTAATTGTCCATTGATTAAGGCCACGATTTGCCCATTCAGCCAACAAAAGATTTAAGCTACGGCGTGCCGTGCGTTGATCGTATCCGGTGCGTACTTCGATACCGCAACGTTCAAACGCTTCTTCAATATACTCGGCTACGTCGAGCTCAAATGTTTTTGTGCCTGAAGTGGTCATTATGCGCGACCTTTAGCCCGTCCCATGCTCTTTTTAACAGCAGGTTTTTTGGCAACACCACCTTTTTTCATTGCGGTGGTTTGCTGCGTTGTTGCTTGTGCCGGACCACGCGGACCTTTGCCCATAGAAAAATTATAAGCACGGCGTGCATCGGCATAATTAGCCATCGGGTTATTTTTCAAAAATGTTTGAATACCCGTGAGTTTTGCAACCCGATTTGCGTTTTCTTGAACTTGCGGCCTTGCTAAACGATTTGTTAGTTTAGCCATATCTTTTGTTCGTTCTTCATTAAAACGTTCCATGGCAGAGGTATTCTTTTCAGGAATACGGGTACCTTTCAACGCACGCGTATATGCTGGAGCAGTCGTGGTTGTTGTAGCTGTTGTGCCGCCTTCTGCGTACTTTTTTCTACCTTTAGGTGCAACTTTACGCATTAAAACCTCCTTTAAAACTTAACAAATTTTGCAAGAAGCCGTGTACTTACGGCTTTTACCTTTAGCTTCAGAAGGCATGTACACCGCACCACCGCGCTTCATACCGATACCTTTTGAAGATTTTTGAATATCGTGCTTGATATCTTCAGCAGAACTTTCATAGGCTTCTTTTGACATGCCCTGCTTGCCCATACGCTTTTTAATAGCGGTATCACCACGAATATCAGCAGGGGAATCTTCCCACATACCAATATTCATTAACCCTGTAGGTGAAGCAGAACCTTTTGTCATGTCAATACATCCTGCCTTTGGTTAAACCGCGCACTGCAATGCCACAACCACGGGCTTTGCTTTTGACCATGCCGCCGCGTTTATAGTTGCTTTCTTCCACCTGCTTACGCATGGTTTCACGTAAAGTTTTTTCCTCTTCTGGAGTAACTTCGTCAGCTGTTTTAGGTTCTCCCAGCTGCTTTCTGTTTTCTTCCAGAGTTTTCTTGTACTGCTCTTCACCAGAAGGGGTATCGTACTCAGGTGGTGGCGGAGAAATAGGTTTCTTTTTACGCTTAAGCATGTTCAGTACACCTTGCCTTTTGTGAGCCCACGTTTAGCCACACCACAACCACGAACTTTACCCCGTTTGTTGACCATGCCACCTTTTGCATAGCCCTCAGTTGATGAACCTTGGCCTGTCATACGGTCTTGCGTATACAAATTTCTTTTCTGCGTATCCATCGCTCCCGTAGGTGTACCATAATCAGAAGGCGAATAATACGGAGAAACTTGTCCTGGACCAGGACCAGTGTCAGAAGAAGTTTGTGCTTGGCTTTGTGTTGCTGCACCGGAAAGATCTGTGGTTCCGATAGGGGGCGTAGCAGGATCCTGCACATTGCCCCCATCTGCATACTTACGGCGTTTTACGGCTTTTTTCATCTGCGCACTCCACCTGCAAGGCTAGCGATACTAGCTAACCGACGCATTCTATCAGGATCCATGCCTAGCCCTGCAATCCCTACTTGTTGACGACGTGCATTATCAAGGTGTGCCCTTCGTAACGCTGCCATGTCAGAAGGATTTGATGTGCTTGGCTGCTGCATTTGCATGGGTTGTTGCGCCATCATTTGTGCATACTGCTGTTGATTTTGAGCGTAGGCAGATGGCAAATTTTGCATATACTGTTGGTACGAAGATTGAAATTTTTGCTGCTCTTCCGGCGGTAACCCTTGGAAATTAGGGTCCATTAGCATTTTTTGATACGAGGTTTGCGCATCAGAACGCACCGCGTCTAAGGAAGGAGGCGGAGGCGGAGGCAGAGTCAGAGGGGATGGCTGCTGCATTTGCATAGGTTGTTGCGCATATATTTGAATCGAAGACAGGACTCTTTGCTGGTCTTCCGGCGGTAACCCTTGGAATTTAGGGCTCATTAGCACGTTTTGATACGTTGTTTGCGCACCAGAAGGAGGCGGAGGAAGTGGAGAAGCAACCATATTTGGAGGTGGAGGGAGTGGAGAAGCAAACATATTTGGAGGTAGGGGCGCACCTATAGCACTAGCTATTCCAGAAGCGGGGTAAGCAGGTTTCGTATAGGCTTGCTGAACTTGCGCGCTTTGCTGCGTTTGCGGATACCCTTGTTGCGTTTGCGGGTATGCCTGTTGAACTTGCGCGCTTTGCTGCGTTTGTGGATACCCTTGTTGAGGCGGCATAGCTTGCTGCGGTTGCGCTTGATTCAATGGTTGCGCAGGATTAACAGCATTTTGTGGTTGCACACCACCATAACCCATCATAGGACTTACCATTTTATTTACTCCTGCCTTTCGACTTACCAGCTTGCGAAAGAGCTATAGCAATCGCCTGTTGGCGGTTTTTAACAGTTGGACCTTTTTTGCTGCCCGAATGAAGTTTGCCCACCTTAAACTCGTGTAGCACAGTACGAATTTTAGCTTGTGCTTTTGTTGGCTTTTTCATTTTTTCCTCGCAGCACGCATATTATCAACAAGGTTAGGATAAGGACGCCCCGCAGCCTTAGCAGCTTTTTTAACAGAAGTTTTCTGCTTAGAAGTAAGAGGCTTGGGCTTACCCAACCCTTTAGGACGTGGCTTGGCCCAAACCTCTTTTTTCATTACTTGCAGCCCTTACGACCTTTAGCCATCCCGCCTTTTGCTCTACGGGTAGGTAAAGGATCGATTGCTGGTCTACCGTTTCCATAAGAACCAGTGTTTTCATCAAACCTTCGAGAACCACCAATGTAAAGTTTTTTCGGAGCAGGACGCCCACCACGGGGGCCAAATGGGTTTACCGCAGGTTTCTTTGGCATCATGCCACCTCCTGCAAGGGCAATACCTTTTCCACGGGTAGCAATACCGCCACCGCGCATAGCCTTTTCGCCTGCCTCAGCGCTCATAGACTCTTTACCCTCATGCTTTTTCATTGAAGCACGGGAAGAATATTTTTCCTTGCCACCGTATTCTAAAATTGGACCGCCTTTTTTATAAGCCGCGCCCATACCACGGGTAGCCATGCCACCACCACGTTTTTTCATAACCATTGAGGTTTCCTTCTTAGCCATTACGCATTCCTTTTCTAGGCTTACCGACAGCAATCATAATTGCTATACCAACTTTAGGTTTCTTGGTTTTACCCAAAGCGCCACCTTTTTTCATGCCAAAAGGAGACGTACGCATTTTTGATCCGCGTGGCACAGGCAAGGAATTTTTAGCGCGTACTTTCATTTGCCTACTCCAGTAATGCGATCAATTTTTTCTTCTAACCGATCAAAACGGCCCATAATTTGATTATGAGTATTTAATAGGTCAGTTTTAGTAACGTAGGTTTTTGGAATATCTTCACGGTGTTCGGATATTGATTTCCAAACACGTTCAAAAGTAGCCAAAGACTTTTCCTCTGCTTCTGAAATACGTGTGTTCAAATACACAAGTATCCAAGCAAGTGGAAGCAACACGAGTGTTAAGAGTACATTCCAAAGCATTTGCAGATCTAATATCATTTGCACCTCCAACGCTTACGCGCTTGCCGGAGGCGGCTGTTAGGGTCTTTAGCAGCTTCAGGGAACATTTTCATTTGCCCAGCGGAACGCGCACAGAACGATTTTCTGCGTGCTGCACGCTTTCCGGTAGGACTTTTTTCTGTAACTGCGGTGCTTAACTTTGATCCAGGATTGGCACGACGAAAGGCTTTTACACCCTTTTCAGTCATTCCGGCACCTGATTTTGTGGGCCGGAAATTGCCTGATTTTACCGAAGTTTTTATGCCCATGCCCTTAGCCATCACGCAGTCCCCGCATCATTTTTTATGAGCACAAGAATAAACATACTGGAGCAAGCATTGTTGTTAGAGGAACCTATTGCTTGAGCCTCAATAGTTGTTTTTTCTGGTATAACAACGGGATACTCAAACGCATAGTCAGCAGCACCATTATTTATCGTAACAATCGCTGCTGTCCTACGAATATCATCCGTACCGCGTGTCATAAGACGTCCGGTCACAGCGTTAGAACCGCCAGCCTGCCCAGAAGAAAACAAGCCCTGTTCTAAGTATCCGGTGTAGCCGGATGGAATAGTATAACTTCCAGTAACTCTGGTGTTATAGTCGTATTGAATAATATCATAAACGGTTGCTGGAACGCCTAAAGTTAAAGCGTCTGTTCCAAAGTAAATATTACCTGCGGCGCTGTTTAATGATCCAGCGGTTGCAACGTAGGCTTGATTTATGTGTAGATAAGAGTTTGCCGTAAGTACGGCAGCCTGACCATTTAAAGAAACTGTTTCGCTGATCGTATCGTGATTAGCGTTCAGCCCTTGAATATAAACGGTTCTAGCGCCTGTCCCTGCTGCTGTGTCGTTAGTATTATCTGAACTAACAGACATCCGCAAAGCATTGTCGGGAAAGGAAAGAATACCCCCGTAAGGCCAAACAGTTTCAACACTTGTATCTACGTCTGGGTTATAACCAAAAACAACGATACTTTGGTGCCACGGAATTTGGCCCCGCGCTACCTGCAAGTTAAAAGGCTCATACGCGCCAGTCCTAGTTACTGAGGAAGGGGGTCGAGTCATTATCGTCTCTTTTAATACAGCTTACGCATTACTAAGATGATTGTATACATATCACCTGAAGAAGCATCCGCAGTTGTAAAAGTGATATTACCTGTTTTACCTGCCCCTGCATTATTATCAATTCCACCAAACTCATCATAGTTTTGGGTATTCATAATATTAGCGGGTATGGTCATAATAAGTTGCGGAGTAGTAGCTGCCCAATAAAGCCTAACTTCCATACCATGCGTCATGGCATAGACTTTGTCAATTTGAACAGCAGTACACGGCATACCTTGGTAAGAAGTAAGCGCACCAACGTTTACTTTGATGACACCGGACTCTCCGGTGCCATCTGAAATGTTGGTAAACTTCATTACAAGGGTTTTATCGCCTTGGAAGATAGTTTGTGTTGTTACCGCATCGGCCATATTAGCCTCCTAGGTATTAGGGGCTAATTGCGCCGTTTTGGATGTAGTTAACAACCATCACGCCTACGCCAGTGCCCGTGTTGGTTGACTTTGTCCAAATGCGAACATCGTTTGTTCCAACTGTAATCCACTTGCCTGTACGTGTTGCATCACTTCCTGGAACGATTGTTTTCAAACCAAGCGTTGTGGAAAGATCGTTATCTGCGGCAACAGCAAGCTGCGTTGCAGTTGAATCAGTGCCCACATTGATTGTTTGTGCTGCACCCGACCACGCCGCCGTTACAAAAATTTGAATAGATGTAATGGTGCTGCCTGCCGGAATAACAATATCCGTGCTGTACACACCCGTTGCGTTGCTGCCATTCTTAGCCTGCGTAAGTGCGCTTGACTGTGAAAGAACCACATTACCTACGTCAGCAACATCTTGACCAAGTGTAGTGCCTGTGGTGAATTTAATCGGACCCGCTTTAATTGGTCCGGAAAAAGTTGTCGTCCCCATGTGAGTCTCCTGTCGTTGGGGTTGTCTGCCTTAGCAGTCAGGAACAATGCACGTTACAATAGAAAAAGAGCGGACACAAGGCCCGCTCTTCCTTTACTGCCGTTGCGAAAGCAGTAATTATGCGCCCTGCGAACCATACATGGCGCGCGGGTCAGACCAACCGAACGAATAACGCTCACGCGCCTTGTAGCGCACGTTACCTGTTTCGAATTCGCCTTCCATAGCCGTTTTAATTGGGCTACGGACAAAGTGTTTCATGCCGTTAGGCGCATCGGTTTTAACGAACCACGCATCCGGATCGGTCAAGAAGTGGTTGACCGTAAAGCCCTGCGGCATGTATCCGCCCGACTTGAGTGCGTTGATGTCGTTATCCGCCGTTGAAACACGCTGTTCCGACTTGAGAATACGCTCTGCAGTAAACTGCAAGGCAGGCGGAATGATCAACTTCATGCCGCGCAAAGCAACCTTAAGGCCACGTTCGTCGATGAAGGCTGCGATATCAATCAAAGCCTGTTCGAGCGAAGTTTCGTTAAGGTCAGCCTGCGTTGCAAGCGTGTTTGACCAGTTACCGCCACCTACTGTCGGGTGAGCAGAGTTAATGAGCGAAACGCCGTCGCCGCCGACATAAGAGGACGAGAACGCATTGTTAAGAACAGATGCGGCCTTGACCTGCTTGGTGTTGGACATCGAACGTGCGAGCGCACGGGTGTAGCGGCTTGACAACTTGTCATACAGGTTGTCTTCCACAGCTTCTTCCGTGATAGCGAACGCAAGTGCGATCGTTTCATGGGTGTAGCGTGCTGTGAAGGCTTCACCTGCCGTGTCGTAAGCGATGGCAGAACCTTCGCCCTTGACCGGAGCCTGACCAAAGCCGGAAAGCATGACTTCTTCTTCAAAAGCACGGTCTGAAGATTCGGTATCGAAAATTTCAGTGTGCTCGTTGTCGTAGCGATCATACTCCATGCCAAAAAGAGAATTGAGTCCGGGCTCAAGTTCTTTGAGTAGTTGGGAACGAGTAATAGCCATTGTTCAATGCTCCCCTTACACGCCCGCGCCTGTGCCGTTGGCACAGTAACGGTAGAAGTGGTTGTTAAGCATCACGATAGCGTTGCGACCTGCCACAGTAGCATCATTGCTGCTAGGAATGTCTTCAAAACCGAGGATGCGGAGATTCAGCGTATTAGTCGTATTCGCTGTGCTAACTGCAAGCTGCGCCGAGGACTGGCCCGACGTAGTGCTGCCCGACGTTGCCGTCGAGAAGTTTGCGTTAGCATGAATAAGGCTATCTGCTGCGGCTGCGTCACAATTGATCGTGAATACTGCATCCGGATTAGCAACAACCATTGCCGTAGCAACAGTGTTTGCCTTAACCGAAGCAGTTCCAGGCCAATATGGCGACCAACGGGGTTTACCCGTAAGGTCAATGTAATTGCAGCCAATGAAAACGCCCAGAATCGGAACTGTACCACCCGCTGCTGCGCCGACGATGTCGATCAAGCCGTTAGCGAGCGGAATAACGGGCGAGCCGTTATAAATCGCGCTAGACGTACCTGCCGTATCCGCTGATTGAATAACGAATACAGAATCGCCGTTGGTGTTAGCACCGCTTCCAAGCATGTTGTACGGACGAAGTCCGAACGCGGCATTGATGTTTGCCATTGCTTAGATCCTTTGGTTATTCGGCGGAACGATTTCCGCCAAAAGTGACTCGAGATTGCCGTTCAGGTTTAATAATCGGCATTGAAGGATGTTGTTCCCGCATCAAGTCATTATCAACAGCACTGAGCTGTTCGCTCGTTTGCTTATTGTAATAAGCCCGACGTTGGGCAACAATTTCAACAGGAATACGAGCGAGTACCAAGCCCCCTACACCAATCACTCCAGCATGGCGACCATCCTGGACTGTAGGTGCTTCAAAGTCAGGGTATTCCTCGGCGCGAACGAGTTCAAATCCTTCGCGAAGTCTAGCGGATAGGTTTTTCCGATCATCAACACCAGACGATTCTACACGAATCCAACGGTGTACATAACCCTCCGGCGGGGGAGGTGCGTCCAAAGAGGACGGGGGTTTCCACGTAGTGACACGTGAAGTGGCGGCACGGGTGCCCGTAGAACGAGAAGTCTTATCGATCATTGCTCTCTCCAAGGAGTTTCACCTGCCGTGCATACTGTTCTACACTAATGCCGAGTTTCTTGGCAATAGCTACTTGGCTAGGTGTTAGACGAATACGTGAGCTGTTTTCTGGACGTGCTGAAGACCGTGCTGACCCAACAGCTTGGGAAGGGGCACGGCTTGGTTGAAACTTATGCGGAAAATCTTTGCGCATACGTCTGTCCAGTTCCTCATAGTAATCATCACTGGTGGGGTCAAAACCTTCACGCTCCACAAGGCTTTTGTGGTGGCTAAAGGCCGTAATTGTCATAGGTTCATCTGCGCCAAACCAAGTATTTTTCTCTGCCCAAGTTTCTGCCTTGGGGTCGGGCCTACGTGGTGCGGGTTGTTGCACCTGTTGAACCTGCGGTTGCGGGTTAACAGCCTGACGATAAATTTCTTGGCCTGCTGCTTCGCTACGTGCGCGGTTAGCCCGTACACGATCATTTTCTACAGCAAGTTCTGCTAGATCACGTTGTGCTTGTACTTGACCATCGATATCGCCACGGTCAATAGCAGTGCGTAACCGATCTTTGATTAACTGCTCTTGTAGTTTAACACGATTTTCAGCTTCACTGCTTAGTGTGAGGTCAATCTGCGCAGTACGCAAATTGGCTACATCCATTTGGCTTTTTACACTCTTAGCGTATTCCAGTGCAGCTTGCTCACGGCGCTCAGCCTCACGCATTTTAAACGTAAGTTTTTCAATACGCCGTTTGACGCCTTCACTATAACCCGCTAATTCATCTTCTTCTGATGAAGGTTTTGCAGGTTCGGGTTCTGGCTTTGCTTCAACAATTACCGCTTTGGTTTCTTTACCATCGTCGGTAACTTCTACCTCTACTACATCTTCTTCAGGTGCAGATACTTTTTCTTCTGACATGGTATTACTCCTGCATCAAAGCGTCAGAACATCTGACGGTTCAATGATTGTTGCGATAACTTCGTCATCGTTGATAATACGCACTTCGCCGCCTTCTATGCGGAAACGTGCGCCTGCATAACGACCAATCATTACCCAATCACCCTTCTTGCACCACGGGCCATTAGGGAATTTTGCTTGGTCCTTATAGGCATCGGGGCCAACAGCAAGCACATACGCCACAACTGTAGCGAGTGATTGACGTTCAACATATTCTTCAGGAAGAAATACGTTACCCTTAGTTTTTGCTGATCCTTTGTAGGGCAGGATCAAAAGCCGCCAACCCGAAGGTTGTGGCATACGTTCAAGAACGCTTGCTTCAATTTTGCTAGGATCAAGAACTACTTTTTCAGGTGCGACATAGGCACTTTCTAGCGCCGACGTTTCTTCTTTTGGAGGAGCATTCAGTTTTTCTACAAGATGCTCAGGCAGGACGAGTTTACTCATCGTCTAGGGTTTCCATTCTTTTTAGCAGGGAGCGCAGTTCAGATTCCATTTCATTCCATACTTCGTATTTTCCACGAAGATGGCGGTAAGCGGCGAAGTCCTGAACTGAACTCCCTGTGATTGCTTCAACGACAACCTGCCGCCGCTCCCGAATCATTTTAAGCATGGCTTCCACCATGTACAAGCCGTCCATACTTACTCCAGTGGCTTTGAATTATAGAGCATCTTATCCCGTGCTGCATCGGTAGACGACGCGCCAAAGAAAAAAGCTATAATACTTGTCCATGCTGTTTGCAAAGCACCCAACATCAGTAACATTGCTTCATTACCTGTTGTGGGTAGCCCGAAAATAAGCATGTAGAATAAAATACCAAAGAACCCAAAAGTAACACCAACTGCTAAAGCACGGGGTATCCAATCTTTTGTTTCTTTTTGCATATCACGCGCAGAAGCACGGTCACCTGCCATAATACGTTCAAGATCGATATCTAATGCTTTCATTTGCACAGCAAAATCAGCATCGATCTTTTTCAACGCAGCAAGTTGCTCCCCTGTAGGGTTAGCAAGTGCCGTCATAATATCGTCTTGAGTAGCACCTTCATGCCCAAATAAAGCGCCAGAGATAGCTTTAACTGCCATTCCTGCAACAGGCCCACCTAACGCCGTAGCGATAGTAGGGGCAACAGACCCGATCAACGGGCCAAACGTTTTAAGAAGATCCATCAATGCGCTCCGCGAATCACTAACACTAGCCCAATAACACCAATAGCCAAAATAAGCCCACCAACAATGCTACCCACAAAGATTGCATCTTTTCTTGCTTCTTCTGCGGCTTCAGCTTCTAGTCTAGCTTGACGTGCCGCTTCTTTTTTCATTTCAGCTACCTGCTTTTGTATATAGTCCCAAGCACTTTTACCGTGTTGTGATATAAACAGGTTTTTAGCATCAAGCGCCAACTGGTTTGCTTTAGCCTTGGCACTAAAAAGTTTCATAGCCTCCGCTTCAAAGTCATGCGTAGACTGAAACAACTTCTTTTTTCGTGGCAGCGAAACAAGTTGTACAACCTTAGCAACCTCTGACATGAGGCTACTAACACGGCGAGCTGTATCTACAACGTCCTCACCTGCACTTACAGCAGATTTTAAGCCGTTATAGATAGCAGTGGCACCTGCCAAAATTGTAAACGGATCCACAAAACAGTTCTTTAGCGAACAAGAAAGCTCTGTGGGCGCATCATAGCACCAAAGCCGCGTGGCTTTTGTCTACCTTTAGGAGCAGGCGGAATGCTTGCCGACATTGGTTGTGCCAATGGAACACTGCCTTGGTTTACAATTTCCTGCTCTGTTGAAACGGCAGGCGTTTGTGTTTTAGTGCGCGGAATAGGATAACCCATCGTTTTTACTCCTGTTAAACGAGATACTTGCTATACGGCCCTGTATAACCTTCTGCATCAGTAGGCCATATTTCGTAAATTGATTTTTTCTTAGGGGGTATTTCTTCTTCGAAACCGCCGAACATAGTTTGCGCTACAGCCGTTTGATGATCACCAATACCGCCTGTTGGAATATAAGGCGTTACTTGTGTTGCATCCGCCGTACCTTTGCCGAACCCTAAAGCACTGCCGATTGCTTTAAACGGCCCTGTTACCATTTCAGCAAGGGCCTCATCTAGACCTTTAGTATACCAATCTACTTGAGGCACGCCGTTCATAGTGGTAATGCGAGCTTTTACCGTATCGGGGTCTACTTGCATTTCACTGGCCCATTCTTCTTTAGTTAGGCCACTTGTAGTATTGGCATATCCAGGATTGTACGTATTTTCCGTTTCCAAAACCTTTTGCACAGCTTCTGGATTGTTAAACAGCTTATCCCACCACCCTTGTTCTTGCGGTGCGGCAGGGGCAGTTTGTGTTGGCACAATGCTACCGGAAGCATCAGCAACTTGCATAGAAGCAGGCGTAGTTGCGCGTGTAGGTGGACCACCGGAGGTGTATTCAACATTGGCTAACGCATCATACGTGCCACGTGTAGTCGGGCCACTTGCAGGTGTATAGATGTCTGCCACTGCCGTAGAAGGTGTTGGTGTTATAGGACGGCTAGGTTGCATCGGCGGAACAACAGGTACTTGCGCAGGTTCCGCTACAGGAACGCCAAGACTTTGGTTGATCATATTGGAGGTTGTGGGCAGGGTGCCCCCTGCCATATTCACAACATTTGCAGCTAGATCATACGCTCCAAGAGGCGGTACGGCTGCTCCAAGAACCAACGACCCAATGCCTCCTGGAGTAAACACGCTAGAAAGGCGGTCTGTAATAGCCTTGCCCATATCAAATGGCTCAGGCCGTGTGGCACCTGCTGTTTCTACCCCGCCAACAGAAACGCCTTTATACATCGGTACCCCTACTGAGGCCGCGTATTTTGCAGGGCTAGCGGAACTTGGCATTTCTTGAAAATGCACCGGATCATAGGTAGCAAACCGCCCACCCCAACCCATGCCTTGTGATTCGGCCATCAAGCCTGCGTCGATCATCTGCTTGTTGGTAAGGCCTCCGATATCAAAAGCCTGCCCAAAGTTGTGCGCTGACATTCCAGGAGGTGCCGCCCCATAAGGCGAAGGGTTAGCATAAATGTCTGCTTGTTGAGCAACAGTACGGCTGCCCGAAGAAAAATAAGGAGTTAACCCCTTATCCATCATGCTATCAAGAAGCGCCGCTGCCTTGGTTTGAAACCAAGGGTTAAGGCTTTCCATAGCTTTTTCATTAAAAGTGGAAGAAACAGGGTTATCCTGCATACGGGCAACCGTCATTAAAGGGCTTACATACGGCCCCTTAAACGGATCTGCTGAAAAATCAGTGGAAGTAAAACTAGGTGCAGGTACAGGCGAAACAAGATTACTGCCCCCACCAAGGCCACCATAGATATCAAAATTGCCCATAGGCGAAACGGTGGAAGGTTGTGTTGCCTGTATGTTGGCATTGGTAACATCGGTACCAAAACGTGATATAGGCCCTGAGTACGAGCTTTCGTCACGACCGCCACCGCCACCGCCGCCACCGCCACCACCGCCACCACCACCAAAAGAGGTAGAAGCACCACTTACAGTATCACCTCCGCGTACGGAAGCTGCCTCTGCAGCGCGGTTAGCCGAAAAAGAACCTGTTGCTCCTGCTTCGGGGCCATTATCCACACCAAAAGAAGGCAACCCTGTATGTGGATTAGGCTTGCCCGACCCCCCAAGTGCTTTAAGAATACCTGCTTCTTCTGGGTTGATATGGGCCAGTATTGTATCCCCATCTTGCCCCATGCTTTGCAGGTGATGGGCCATTGCCTTTGTTTCGCCACCGTGTGAGTAGCCCTGACGTTTAGCTTTCATAAAAGCAGTCAGCTCATCCACATTGGCAGGCATAGCTATGGGTTCAGCACCTTCGACACCGACCCTACGGTCAGTAAAAATCTGATCCATGAGGTTTTTGTCGGGGTGCGTTTTATTCCAGTTTTGCAACTCTTTAAGCGACTTCGGCATTTCAATGGTAGTTTCGCCGCCTTGGGCATAGGTCTGCACATCCTGCACTGTTGGCAAACCTGCCATTTTACGGCCTACCAACAAATCACCAATGCCGCCGCGATTAACCATCTTACATCAACCCGTTTTTCATAAGTTGAGCATGCACGCGCATTGTGGCAATATCTTGCGTTGTTGCAATACGCTCACGGTCCGTTGCCTGCTTTTCTTCCAGCTTACGAGTATCCAACTGGAACTGTTGCTGCGCTTCTGCCGCTTTACGAGCATTATCCTGCTCACGGATATCCAATTCGCGACCTTTGAGGGCCACAAGCGGGTCATCACTGCCTTGCTGACCACCAAAATCCTGCAAAATCTGGGCTGTTAGCTGAGCTTCGATCTTTGCAGCTTGAGCAACGAGCTCAGGAGGCAACGGGGCTTGCTGTTGGCCTTGCGGTTGCTGATTTGGATTAGGCTGCTGCCCTTGTTGAGCTTGCTGCTCGATCTGGGGGTTCTGTTTTCTTACAATTTGCTCCGCAGCGAAGCCAACATGTTGGAAAATGTGCGCCAAAATGCCTGCCATAACTGCTGGAGTGCTTTGTACCAAGGGGAGTTTTGCAAAAGTGACGTGACTTTCGATATGAGCTGCATGATCTTGCTCCGGAAAGGCTTGAAGTTGCGGCGCACCATTAGGGATGTTCAACGCTTGCGCATTTTCAGTCGCCGGACCCATCGGTTGCGGCTGTTGCGGGGGCTGTAACAGGCTTTCAACGTCCTGCACACCGAGCGCGGCATACATACGGCGGTAAGCCTCTTGCATATTATGGCTTGCCGGATCCGCTTGAGCCAATTTCAACTGCTCTTGGGCAAGTGTAATACGTTGCGTCATGCTGAAGATGTTCGGGTCGCTTACCGGAACAACGTCAATACGCTCGTCAAAGTCGCTTTTCTTGATGGTTTTATCACCGCCTACCACATCGTAGGGGTATTCCTCGGGCAAATAGTCTGCAAACACCTCAGCAAGGAGCTTAAGTTCCTGCTTTTGGGCATAGTGCAACCGTTTATGCACCGCTGACATTACTCTGCCGCCACGCTCAAGCACGGCTATTGTGGTACCAACCGGAATTTCTTGGTTACTGTCACTTAAACCTAAGTCAGTTGTACCAATAAACTTTTCCGCCGAGCTGATAACGAACCCAAGCAGTGAGAAAAGCGTTGCGTTGGGGTCTTTATAGGGCAGGGGTAACAGGTTTTCGCGCAGATTACCTCCAGGAGCGTCGACATCGCGCCACTCTCCGGGTTGTAACGGACTATCCATGTCCTGAATACGTAGGCCCTTGGCCTTGAACCCCGCAGGCAAGTTAGCCAAGGTGCCTGCATCTACCAACTGCCGCAGCAAACTTGTGGCTGTACGGCTAAGATTGCCGAGCAAGTGTACAAGCCCGAAACCATAGAACCCAAGTCCCGGAAGGAACTTGTAGTGTACGAAGTATTGTTTCTTACGACGCTTAGGATCATCTTCCTTGTAGTTACGGCGTATGGAAAGAATCAACCCTGAATCGCGTTCGATAGTAATGATGTACGGCATTTTGAGCCCTGTAGGCTCGCCGTTTTCATCTTCGTGCTCAAATCCTGGAATTTCCCAGTTACAATGGCACTCGTATAACGTGTAGTTATCGCTAATCGCTCCGGGTTCTACGCCCGTAATTTTATTTGTTTCCTGCTGGATATCTTCTTTTTCTTCTAAGCTCGGCTCACCGACATCAACATCACGGTAGAACCCGCTTAGCTGCGCCTTACGCAAATCGTTCTTTGACATGTGCAGAACATGCGTTACACGCTCCGCTGTCATTAGATCCTTTGCATTGTAAGGAACAATAAGATCCTTAGGGAAAATCACAGGGCTTGTGGCGCGACCCAAATAGCCATCGTAGTAAACCTTTTTAAAGGTGCTGCCACCGTACCCTGTATAGTACAACATCTGGTCGTATTCGGGGTCATACTCTTCCATGACTTCCGTAATCTGAAAGTTCATGAATTCCTTTACCCGTTGGCTCTTAGCCTCGAGCTCCGGTGTTGCCTTACCCCAGATACGTGTACGTACTGGCCCTCCAGGAGGTAGCAATTCCTTATAAGCCTGCGCCTGAAACTGTGTAACGGCCTCATTAAGAATGGGGTGCGTAACACCCGTAGCCCCTTGGAAAGGTTCGGTGCGCTCTTCGTATGTTAAGCCAAGGAGCTTTAACCCCTTTTCATACATATCGCGCCATTCTTCACGGCCTTCGTCATCATCCTCGATTAACTGGCTAAGCTCACTGCTTAAATGCCCTAACTCAGTATCGCTTAGCATTTCAGCAATGTTATCGCCGAAACCCAAGCTGATCATGACATTTTGATCTTCATTCAGATCGACGATGGCCCCGCCATCCTCGGTCATTGTTACGTTGGAATCCTCGGGCAGTGGTTCAGCATCCGCTGGGTTTACTCCTGGACCCGCCGCCACTTCAATATCGCCTACGGGTTGGCCTGACATGGGCACCGCATCTGTTTCCCCTTCTAGGGGAAACATATTGGTGGGCTGTGTGCGCTCAACGTTGCTGTAGGGCTTTTTGACCATTTAGTAGTATACCCTATTAGAGGGAGGCCCCTCGTAGTTATCTTGGTAATCCTCGGGGTGAGTTATAAATCCACCCTGCCTAAAACGCATAAGCGCCTGAGTCATGGCGTCTACCATATCATCATGCTCGCCAAAAGGAAAGGCCGCACATTCCTCTATCACTTCCTCGGCCCAACTGGCCTCGGGTGCCCAGACCATACCGCTTTCAAACAACGGGGCCACGGCATTTGCCCTACTGATTTTATCGTTACCCCTACTCGGGCTGAAGTTAACCACAGGAATGCCCATGGACCGTAGCTCTTGGGTTAGGGGCGTACCTGCCGCCTTACTTTCAATCAATACTGTTTCGGGCTCCCAGTACTGATACTCTTCCAATGCTATGCGCTTAAGCTCAGGAAATTCCCACCGCCCCTTTTTAGCATCTAGCAATATGATGTTCGGCCCTTTATCCTCGCTTGGATAAAACACGCCCCACGTTTGTATGGCGCTAAAATCCGCCGTTTGCGTTTTAAGAAAAGCAGTGTCGTATGTTTGCATCACGTATTGCAGCTTGGGTATTTTTTCAGTTTGCCACCGCTGCCACCAACCCCGTTTAATGATGCTACTCGTATCAGCCGTTGGCGCTTGCATATACTGCGCCTGCCACTTGCTTAGTTGGATACTGGCCTTAACACCCTCGAGCTCTTCCAACTTCCAAAACTCAGGCCACAAAGGTTCGCCACTTGGCATAATAGCAGGAAACTCTACCAATTCCCACTTATCGGCCTTTGCATCCATAGCACTTTGCTTCAGCAACTTGGCGGTAAGGTCAAGCTCGGACCACCGAGTCATAACCACCACGATTGCACCTCCGGGTTGCAAACGTTGGCGCGGACCACCTTGGTACCATTCCCATGCACTTTCCAACGCCGCCGGACTCATAGCATCTTGTTCTGAATGCGGGTCATCTACGATAAACAGATCAGCGCCACGGCCCGCGATACTACCGCCCACACCCGCCGCATAGTATTCACCGCCACCATCAGTTTCCCACCGATACGCAGCCTTACTATCACTACGCAACTTTACCCCGAACACATTACGATACTCTTCGGTTTCCATAAGGGTTTTCACCTTACGCCCGAACCGTATTGAAAGGTCCGCTGTATGGGTAGCCTGCATAATCTTTAACTCGGGGCGCCTGCCCACCATCCACGCCGGAAACAAATAACTCGCAAACTCAGACTTTGTATGGCGCGGCGGCATATTGATAATCAAACGGCGCGTTTCACCCTTTGCTATCGCCTCAAAATGCTCGGCCACAATTTTATGGTGCCGCCCCGCAATAAATCCGGGCCAAACCAACTTTACAAAATCTAGAAAATTATCACGGGCCTTATCCTGCTGCGCTAGCTTCACCAACCGCTGCTCAGCCTTTAGACGCTCCACCAACTTTTCGCGGGGCACATTTTGTAATTGGGCTACAAGATTCTGCATGGGGCCTTTCGTCCGCGAACCATGGATCACTGATCATTAACAAATATATATCGATACGGCAATCGGGGTACCTTAAGACCCTTTTCTCATTTAGGGGGTCATAAATTTTGAATTTTGCTATTGAACTGTGAAAAATCTGGTTTTAGGTGTTGTGGCAAACGCGGGGCCTAAAAAGGGGGGGTCGCGATCTTCGTCGGACGATTGATCTTGATGCGCGGACCAAGGGTACCTAGAGTTACGTAACGTCAGCGGACGACGCGCGGACGAACATGGTGCGACGCAAAAAGACCCGTGTTGCATTGCAACACGGGCCGACGAACTTATTGTGCGATGCGGTAATTACGCGACGCTGAGGCTGATGAACGGGGTGCCGAAGTATCCTGCCCGACAGAGCGGACCGTACCCGCCATTGAGCAGAGCGATGACAGTGTGCGGCGTGGAGAACTCGTTGTATCCCTTTTGCTTGCCTGCGACCGCTTTGATGAACGCGCCGAGCGTAGGAGCGGCGAGCAGAGCGTCCTGATAAAATGCTCGGGAACCGCCGAGCTTGCCATAACCGAACGGGAGCTTGTGACCCTTGTAGAGGTCCGGATTGCCCGAAGTGTTCACGGTCGGCAGAACGGTGACCTTGACCTTGTCCAAGTTCGCCATGGACCATCCACCGACGTTCGCATTACACCATGCGACGAGCGACGCTTTGGTGAATGGGTGACCATTGCTGAGGTCAAATGCCTGAGCAGGTGACACGACAGGAACAGTTTCTTTGGCAACGACTGGCGCTTTGGCTGACTTTGCGAGGCTGACACCCTTGGAGGACTTTGTTGTGTTTTGAGTATTAAGCATGACGTTGACCCTTTCTGTGGTCTATGGCGAAGCACCATTGCTCAACCATGGAAACCATTCTAGGACCAGACAGCCAAAAGACCATCCACAAAAACGCATAGCTGACCTGCGTCTGGTGCATAGCTCAAGAGACCTGGTCAGACGACCTGCCGATGAGTAAGATCACCTGACGAAAAGTAAGACGAGACGACGATCCGATCAGACGAGGACCATGATACATGAGCAGAGGAAGATGCGACGATGACCGTGCGCGAAGAGCCACTCATCAGTGGATAGCGGTTTTTTCGAATGTTTCTCATCAGGCGATAGCGGATTATTCGAATGTTCTTGGTCAATCGGCCACGGATTGTATATAATCAAGCATCATCGCCACGTCAATTTTACCGTGCATCGTCAGGTCTGGGACCACGGACAACGGACCTTCCTCCACTAATTTCTGCAGTTTGGCGGCTGAATAAATATAAAAAACCCCTCCGGACGGATGGCTGACCAAGTTGAAAACATTACTTAGTCTGCGGCTACGCTTTGTCTGCCAAGCAATTTGGGCAGGACGCCAGAGGTTTTTAACTGAGAAGCGTTTTGTCTTGCAAACCTTAAGCTCCAACCAGACCTCTTTGCTTGCATCTATGCAAAGAACCCCGTTTAAGTCGGGTATTCCTGCCCCAACACGCGCCTCAATCCTTGTCCATTCAACAAGCCGTTCAGTCTTTTCTTTTACTAGGTTCCACAACCTTGCTTCTGGCGTCATTTGCAGTGAGTTCCAATACGGGGTTAGCGCTGAGCTCTATCAATGCGGGATATTCTTTGTTCAGCTTGGCTATCTCTTCAATAAGCTCTTCCTTGGACATCTGATCTATTTTGCCAACGAGAATTTCCTGCCTCGTTACGTAGAGCCCCGCAGCTTGTCCTCGAGCCTTTTCAGCAGTTACAGCGGCGGCATAGTTGCCCGTAGCCACAGCGGCGTCTCGGATCTCCGCTAGCCTCCTTACGTGGTTATCAAAGTTTACCTCGTACTTACCCGCCATCTCCTGCTTGAGCTCACGGATACGGGCCACCACATTCGGGTAGTCCCGCCCGTTGAGCAGTTTGCTTCCCATAGACCATACGGCGTTCTGGTCGGTGCTATACCCTGCCATCACCACGCATTCGCTCACCGTGTAGTTTTCGGTAGCGTAGAGCTTGCAGAACTTTTCCTGCCTTTGTGTCAAGCCCTTTTCATGTAGAGGGTTAACTACGGGCTTAATCCGTTGAACATCGATGTGGTCGTAGGGCATAGCCGCAAGAGGTTTACCGTGACGAGCCTTCGCTAATTTACGATCGTATTGGCCTTTTGGCATCCGCTTTCTCCGACGATGTGCGCCTACAATGGCGCTCCCGCCGACCAAAGACAACCCTGCTTCGGACTTTTCTTAATAGGGGGGGGGTAGGGGTTATGAAAAAAATTTTGAAGAAGAGGGGTACGCGCGCGCGGGGGGCGAAAAAGTGAACTAAAACTGACTAAATAACAGACAATGAAACCTGATAAATGAGATATGATATAGATACTGGACTAACCCATTGAAACTAAACAAAGATACTCAGATACTGGAAAATGGACGATAAAACACAAACCAAAAAACGTCCTTTGCCATCCCTATAATTTTATCTTATTGTTTTTCAATAACTTACTCTAATATCATTAAGACCCTATAAGGAAAACTATACATCGGCCCTTTCAACGGCCTGAATTGCCCCTGTTAGCGAAAGGTAAAAGGTCAGCCGCCCCTTAACCGTCACAAGCCGCCATTGCTTCCGTGGTCGGCTGTAGTTCACCCAAGCGTAGACGGCCCCGTGTTTGGTGACCGTATACACACCGTCGGCTTCGCGATGATAGGTAACCATTTCACCACTCCGTTACCCAAGTAATCAGCATGGCGGCCCCGATGATGAATACCCATGGCGCATACGTGATGTAGATAACCCAAATGTCAGCTAGTAAGTCCATTGCTCTGCCCTTTCTGTGGCTTGCCAATACACACACTGTATTGCCAGATGGTTAATGGACAACCCCCTATTTATCCTGCCGCGCGAGTTGTACGCACGATACGGATGGGTAGTAGAGCACGGGTTTCAGCTGGAGTGCGGCAAGGCTTTCGTGGTCGCAGGGTAATGGACTCATGCTATACTTGTTTGCTCTGGGGTTGCGTGGGCGACCGTTGTACTCCGGCTTGCGGACGTATTTGTACTTGTTCGCCACAAGTAGCGTTTTCCAAGGCAGAGTGGCGAGCTCCTGTGCGAAGGGTTTGATCTCTTCGTCGGACCAGTGCATCAGCACGTCTTTCAACAAAACAACATCAAAAGGTCCATGGGCCATGAACACTTGCCCGATAACCCCCTGCGCAGAAAAATCTGCCACAATGAATTTTACTTCGTCAGGAACAGTGAACAACCCACTCACTACGTCTACGGCTACGTATTCAGCGGCCTCTGCATGCAACTCTGCACCAATTCTAAAATCGCCGCACCCGAGGTCGAGTACCTTTTTCCCTTTTATCAGGGGTTTGACGTAATCAATGTACTTACGGCTATACGTCACCGCCGACCCGATACCCGAGCCGCCGTCTTCCCAACGATTGTTTTTGTAAATGTCAATAAAGACGTTACCATTACTCACGCGTACCTCCTGTTAAAATAAAGCCCCTCAGAGGCCATTGTCCATGGGCCTTGGGTACCCTACCCGCCACCACAAACAAAAGCCTCTGAGCGCCTCTGATTTAATCCTACCACCAACTGCTGTAGAACACGGCGTGCCCGTGGCTTAGTTCTTCGCGTGCCCGTTGCAGGAACCGCTTGTCGTCTTCGATACTTTCGGCGTTGGGCGGATTGTTGCCAAAAAAGAACCCCTTGGTCGGTGGCAACTTATCCTTTAACAAATCCTCCTCTAGCCGTTTTAGGTCTTCTTCGGTGAGGCGTACATAGTTGCAGTTGAAATTAGGGTCTTTGCCGCCTTTTTCTCTGTACAACTTTTCCATCCAACCGTGGAGGTCGTGGTGTTTGCGCCAATACCAGATTTCTTGCATACCGCCATCCTCATGCCATAACTCCATCTGTTCTTCGGTGGGGTCTACCTGCATATCGGCGGGGATTTCAACGTTCAACACTGACCATGCGTACATATCTAAACCCATTCATGCCTCCTGTTTTTGGTGATGGTGTTTCCATACAACTTCATCGTCAAGATCGTACATTCTGCATACATGCAAAAGACTACTCATAAGTTGGTTACGCGCACCATAATTCACAGTTCCGTGATACGCATCTTCAAGGTCGGCCATGTTGTCATGAACTTGTTGCAAACTTTCTAACAAAGGAACACTGTTAGCGAGGTACTTGGGCAATCTATCGCCAAACGTTTCAAAGAGCTCGGTGGCACCCTTACCCTCCATTTCGGTAGTGTAGTTTTGGTCAGGAATAAAAATGCCGACAGCACATTTCGTGTTATCTGGCCCACGGTACAGACACCCGTTATAACCAACATTTTCGCTTTCAGGCAGATCGCCATAGCTACGACGCTTTTGCGTATAAAGATGTGTGACAACTCGGTTGAATACTTGCTGTGTGTTCATGGCTAACTCCTTTCTACAAGTGCCATAACTACAGTGTAAGGTAGGACTTAATAGTGACAACCCTACCCTTTGATATAAGCCTGATGCGCCGCACGTAAGGCGATTTCATTAAGGCCGAAGCGGTGCGCGATGGCTAACATGGTTGCAAGGAAACTATGGTCATTGACGCCTAAACTATGCTCCATTTTGTGGTCGTGAGCTTCTTGCAAAGCAGTAAGCAGATCTTCATGGTCGGCTAGAAACTCGTAGAGCTCTTGCTCAGCCTCGGTAGGCACATCTGTGCTTTTATCAAAACTACTGAGCAAGCCATGGACGCTCTCACCTTCCATGCTTTCGGTATACAGATGGTCGGGTATAAGCGCACCGACCGCGCATTTGAGCACAACTTCTTGGTTGTTGATGTTTGCAATGGCGCGATACGCACAACCATCGTTACCACGGCTTTGCATCCCCTGCTTGAAAAGATGGGTAGCAACAGTATCAAAGACTTCTTGTTGGGTCTGTGGATAAATAGTCATATGGCGCACTCCTTTCTGCTAGTAGCCATAGTTTAACAGTAAAACATGAGCAGGTTAAGACAACTACGCCGAGGCCCACCCAAAGAACACGTACTTATCCTCGGCCTCAATACATCCCGCCGGACCCCATTTATCGCGTATGGCGGGGTGGTCCTCATCCAAGTAGTGCCAAGCACTCTCTTCAGCGGTTTTGCCTTCTACCACTGGTAACATCTTAAAAGCTGCTTTTTCAGCTATCGTGCCTGTATAGCCTCGGTGCCCGTAATCGTACAAAGCTCCGGCACGGGCGTCACTAAACGCCTCACTGGCGGTTTGACCTGCTTTTTTACGCGATACTACAAACTCCTGCGCTCCCATTTAAGCCTCCTTCTGCTTGCGCGTTTGCAATAAACTTTTCATGTGCAACAAAAACTCAATCGTTTCTTCGATATCCTCTACGCCGTAAGACCACGTAAAATTGAAGTCGCCGCGTAGGCAAAGTTCAAGGTCATTGGGCATAAAACGAGCGTGCATTTCACAGCCATTTGTGGTCAGCAAACTGGCTCGTAGGTGGTGTATTTCAATGGGCATTGGTCAGTCCTCCGTGATTTTCAAGTATTTGAATAATAACCTCTTTTGGCACATATCCGTATACGGGGTAGTCACCATACTCAGCTAACAACGGCTCCTGTAAAGCATCACCTTTGGCGTCTTGTGGAAATCCAACTTCGTAGTGAGTATAGGGGCCAGTGTTGTTCTTTGGTGAGCAGTAATGCACAGCAGAAGCCTGTATGCTGAACGTACTGCCATCCGTGCAGTGCATCGGTGGGCGTAGCGTCAAACCACCATACGGAATTTCCTTAATTTGCAATTTTGCAAAGTGTTCATCGAACTGCTCACCAAAGTCCATGTTACTTAATCCTCGCTAGAGTGGTTTTTGAATACCAAGACCAAATCTTCACCTTCGGTGCTTTTTTCATATTTGCCTGCTTTAACCTTTTCCCATAGATGGGTAGGTATTCCAAGAGCGTCGAGAAAGTCATTTATTTTTGCCTCCTGCATATCTGTGCGGATGGCGTTTTCCACCCATGCAAAAAATCCTGGAACGTAGATAAGGGGTTGGCTACGTATCATCAATGTGTACTCAGTCATCGTACACCTCTTCGTTAACGCTTGCGAACAACGCAGGCATACCATCCTCACGCAAAATTTCGTTGATGCTATCGGCGTAGTCTTGCCAATCAGGCTCTTTGCCGCCTTGGTGATACTTATGCACATCCTGCTTCAGGCAATACAAAACATCGCGTATTTCTTCCTGAAACCAATCAGTCATATCGGCCATGTGGGCCTTGAGCACGCGGTAATGAATAGCAAATTCTTGTTCGGTCATGGCGTAACTCCTTTCTACAAGTTGCCATACACATACAGTAATGCCAGATAGGTTATTGACAACTGGCCTTTGTCAGGCTTCTTCATCTAAAAGATAAACGTGGGGTTTATTGCCTTTTAATGCGAGTTGTTGAATCGCGTAGGGCTTGGCAATATCCATAACTTCTTGACGGCGGTCACGGTCACCAATAAGATAAACGATTTCAACCATCGCCTCCCGCAACCGTTCAATCTCGTCGGCGGCTTCGATGCAAATATCTCCGCAACAATCAACATCCGATATACACGGACGATCAAGGCGCAACCGCTCAACTATGTCCATCACTCTTTCTCCTTTAGCGGTATCGCTGGAACACCTGACTGCGTTTTGCGTTGCGGTTTATTTTTTGTCGAGTTGTTCATCGATGGCGGTCGCGGCATTGGCTCCCCAAGCGTGTAATTGAATTGTGGAAAACTCATCACTCTTTCTCCATTAAAGCGCGATGTGCTGCCTCAATAAGCGCCTCCCACATTACCGCGCCTTTGAGGATGTTTTTATCGTGCTCTTCATACTCAATCAGTAATGCCACAACATTTCGCAGCCGCTCAATCTCGTCGGCGGCTTCATCACAACGATACATATTATGTTCGCTAGCAACATATCGTAACCAATCAACGATATCAGTCATCATTTTACTCCAACGTGTATCGAGCAAAGAAACGCCAAGATCCATAGGCTGATGTAATGGTTTTCCAAAAACGCAACGAGTTCAGTCATCACTCTTTCTCCTTGTCCCAGCTGAACCTTGGTAAACTGACCTTGGGCCGTTGCCCCTTGGTGACCATCATGTCACTACTTATGCGATGCTGACGTGCAATTTCACGCGCTTTTTCTTCTTTAGTTTTTAGCTCACGGTCGGTTAGGTCGCGTTTCTTTTTCATGTTGCCTTCTTACTCAAAAGTGTTAAGCTCAAGGGGTTGACATATTACGTCCTACATGAGTGGTCCTCCCCTTCCTACTAAGCCTCCGGCATTTGGCTCCTTGCCGGAGGTTTTTTATTGGGCAGTATTTCCAAGTCCTCACTGTCAAACATACGCAGTTTTCCGGTTATGAGCATACGCACGTATAGCTTGCGGGTGCTCACACGTTCTACAACACCCAATAGATTCTCGTACGGCACCTTTGGATTGCGGCGGCGTACCACTACCTTAGTGCCCACTCCAAAAATTCTGATGCTTTCAAACGGCTGGAAAAAATTGCTCAAAGGCTCATCAACAACCGATACTTCTGTAAGTACTTTGTTCATGGTTAGTAAGCCTCCAACTTGAATTTGTTGTTGGTGAAGTAATGGTAAATGGAACTATCCACCGTTTGGTCAATAGTTCTGTCTACCTCATCCACACGTTGTTCAATTTGCAACAACCTGTCCACTATGGTGGTATCCACGTTAAGGGGCATCATAATGTTTTCAAGGGCACGGATGCGTTGTTCAAGGGCAGTGATATACCCCGCAATGAACTCCATACTACGCCCTGCATCTTTGGCGGACTCTAACAACATATTACTCATGGCACTTTCTCCTGCCTTTGGTTAGTCACTAAGGAAGTAAACTAAAACGATAAATACCGCGACTGCAAACAACATCATGTGTGCGTATACCCATCACGTTCAATAGCTAAAAACATTCCTGCCCAATTAACTACGACGGCATTATCCATGCCGATGGTACCCATCACGCTTTTGCGAAACTGTCTGTAGTTGGTATATATCGCCTGTTTATCGTACACACGCTTGAGCGCTCGGCGTTGTGGCTTTGTCAACTTGATCATGGTTGCCCCTTTCTTTGAGCGTTACAATTATAGTTTAGGGCACGATACACCCTAGACAAGCCCTACTTTTCCACCTGCTTTTTCAACTGTTCTTTGGCACTGACAATAAAATCAACCATACAGTCGCCACAGACAGCACTTGCGTAATCGGAACTCGTGGTAAAGGTCAGCCCGAAATTGCCACATTGCTGACACTCATCAGGAAATAGCGCATAAATCGAACGTTTATCCTGTGTATCTTCTATTTTGGAGGTCTGCCCAGTCATTTTGCTCTCCTGTTTGCATGATAATTTCGGCACGCAGTTCTTTATTCTCTTTCCATAACGTTACGTTTGCATCACCCAAGTTAGCTACTTGACGTTCCAACTCGGCTATCCGCTTACGTAACTCTATCACATGGTCCAAGGTTAAAGGATCTGCGTGCCTGTTCATTTTACTTCTCAAACGTTTTGTATGCTCTAACAAACATTAGAACAAACATAGTCGCCAATAGTGCCATGACAACTGCTAACGCGGCATATGCCTCTAAAGGTGTCAAAGCTCAATACTCACGTTGATGTAATGGCCCAATGGATTACGGGCTTTAGAAATTGTTTCCCGTGTTCCCATTTTCATCACCACGCGCTTGTTTTCGCGCAGGGCTTTGCTGACATGCTTCATCACACGCTGATAAGCAGGGCTACCTACATCTACAAATTCGTATTTCACTTTTTTAACCTTGGTCATGCCTTATTCACTCCAAGTTGGTCTGCCATTTTAACGGCAACGTCTTCCAAGTTAAAGTCTACCTTTGGCATTCCTGCGGTGGAAACACGAACGTTTTGTGGTGCATTAGTTGCAAACGAAGCCGCATAGCTAATGTCCTTGACCAAATTGGCCCAATCAGCTTCAGTTGCTTGCCCGAACTGTTTGCACGAAATCAGCGCCATTTGCATACTGCTCAGCACAATTGAAACCGTATAGGGTGTAATGGTTTCGTCGCACATTGCGGATGCAATAACGGCAGTTTTCACAAATAATTCTGTGCCACCTGCACGGTCAACGTTGGTGATAGCGGTATTAGCTTGTTTGAGTAAGTTTTCACGAGTGTTCATAGTCCTTCCTCCTACTATACTGGTTTTACGTAACGATGGGTGATATAGTCACTGCGTTTGGTAATATCAACCATGAGTTCAAATTCGTACTCATCGCCTTCGTAGATACTACCCATGTGCTCAGTAATTTTCTTTACACATAAAGGTGTAATGAACACTGAACAGTTTTCCACGGTGCCGAAGCCAACAAAATTGCCCGAACCACCAAGAAAAATCCTATCCACACGCACAACCTTTTTAACCGTGTTCGGTTTATCAAAAGGCTTGGCATATAACTCTTGCTTTTTAACAGGTTTCGGTGCGGGCCGTGCCTCTTCCTCACCGTACAGATAATAGCGCAACGCCTCAATACTTTCATAGCTAGGAGCATGAATGCCGTCAAACCAATTATATATGGCGCTATCGCTCATTTCAAGATGTTCAGCTAACTCCGTAACACCTCCCGCTTTGCGGTAAGCATCAACCAATAGGAACATTGGTTTACGGTCAAAGGGTATTTTATGTTTTCGCATGGTATGCCTTTCTATTGCATGAACGGCGGTGGTTCACGTTTCGTGTACACAGCCAACTGGTATTTTGCACCGCGATAATATTGTTGATAAGCTATTTGTGTATCGTGGTGCTTGTATTCGTCAGGCATGGCCTGCGCGAATTTTGTGTAACCCCGTGCCGTGAGTGTAGGTGGAGCGCAACGCACTATCGCTAACACTTGCTCGCAGGCATGAGTTTTGTTGTATCGGTGGGTATACTCCTCGCATAGGGCAATGCCTAAGCGCCAGAGCCACTTGTAATTTTCAATCGTTTGGCCCGCCCACACAGTACAAGGATGGTTAGCATGAGCAGGCTTATAGGGCGCATCAAAGCCGTAATGGTGATGCACCGTGCAAAGCATCTGAGCAGTTTCTAACGGCATTTTGACAACGTGCTTATCGCAATGCCATTGCGCCGCAATTACAGGATCAGTGTGTAAGGCGAATATGTTCACGTGTTGTTCCTTTCTATGAACACTTTAATTATAACACCTACATGGTAGAATGACTAAGCCTTGTTAGCGCATAGTTGAACATGGGGAAGGCTTCGTTAAACTCAGGGGTATTTCCATATTTCACTTGCAAGTATTCTTTTCCGTTATTCAGTACTTCTTTAAAGTGCATGTTTCCTATCTTTATTTGTTCGCCTGCGTAAAGCATCAGCTCTAACAAATCGGCAATTTTCAACTGGCGCTTCTCTCTCAGGGATAGCGCAAATTCCAGTTCTAATTCTTCTTCCGCTTCTTTTTCTACTTTTTCGATTGCGGCGGCAAAATCGGCGTACTTCCACTTCACTGTTGCAGGGGTATCACCTATCAACACTTCGGCAACATCGTGATACAAACTAGCGAGTAATACTTGCTTACTGGCATCGGGCCATATTTCATTGATTAGTGTTGCAACGCCCCAAGAATGCGCACTCACGGTTTGACTATCCCCAACTGTAGGCACTGTATGATAACGCTTAATGTATCCTGCCCTGCGTAAATGCCAAATTCTATTCAGCTGTGTGATCATTGTTTGTTTCCATTGTTGAGTGGTTATGCTTCAAACCACGGGTCCAAGGTTTATCGGTAAATGTTTGCTTTGCTTCGCCCCATGTTAGACCGAACTCCGCATCCACTACGCTCGGTACAGCAAGGCCCACACAGCTTTCCATTATTTCGGCGATGCGCTTTGCATCAAGTTCACTTGCCACACTAAAATCCAACTCATCATGCACTTGTATCAGTGGCAAGTATCCAGCTTCGTACGCTGTTACCATAGCCAACTTCGTTTGGTCTGCAGCACTGCCTTGGATTAATCGATTAAGTGCTTTGTAAGTGAACGCACGTTTAATCTGTGGGCCATGTTCCGCGTACGCTTCTGCGTGACGCAAGGGCTTGTGCAAACCGTACTTCATAGGTTCCCACATATCAAAGCGGCAACGCCTACCTAATAAAGTACGAATAATCCCTCTGCTATTCGCACGGTTCATTGCGTAATCACTTAACTGCCGCACGAAAGGCACTTTGTTGTGATACAAGGTAAACAGTTCCTTGGCATCTTCAAGCTCCAAGCCTAACTGGTCGGCTAGCTTTTTCTGCCCCATGCCATAGAACAAACCCAAATTGATGTCTTTGGCTTTCTTGCGGGGCACACCAACAATATCCGCCGCAAGTTGGTGGAAGTCCGTGCGTGCATCTTTTGCGTACTGTTCAACAAAGTCTGCGGCACCTGTGAAATCAAGCAACGAAGCATAATGAACAACGATGCGTGGTTCTTGGCTACTGTAGTCAAACGCGCCCCACAACTCACCTTCTTCGGGTAAAAACAAGCCACGTATCAGTGGCCCGATTTCTTGGTTACGTGCGGGAATTTGTTGCAAGTTCGGGTTGCTGTAGCTGAATCGCCCTGTAACCGTACCGCCATCATCACTGCGCAACTGGTGCATTTCAGCATGGATACGCCCATTATGCTGATGGCCTAATATCGTATCAATAAACGTAGTGCGTGCTTTGTTGAGCTCACGCGCTTGCACAACTGCTCGGGGCAGTGCGTGTTGATGGTTAGCAAGAAAGTTTTTGGTAAAGCTCGGCGCATTGGTTTTTTCCGTGCGCTCATATTCCAAGCCTACGGCATCAAACGCTTTGGCAATACTCGCCGCCGCCCAGATATCGACCGCTACGCCATATTCCTTTTTCAAACCACCTAATATAGCTTGCTCACGCTTTTCTAAATCGCGCTTTATTTGCTCGGCACGCTCAACATCTACGCGCACACCTTTCTTACGCATTTCAATACACACACGTAGAACGCGCAACTCAAGGTCAAAAATATCCTGCAACTCATCGCGAATGATAATGTTTTTGAAGTGTTGCCATAGTTTCAGTGTAAGGGCAGCGTCTTGCTCAGCATAAGGCCCAACGAACTGTGCGGGTAGATAGTGCATCCCTGCTTTTGGGTTCACGCCAAATTGAGCGGCGGCTTCTTTTAGCAGGTATTCATTTTTAGTTTCGCCTAAGTAGTCTTTACTAAGCGCATTGAGCGAGTAACTATAACGGTTCTCATCGATTAACGGCGCGGCAACCATTGTATCAACAATGCGGCCTTTGATTTCAATACCCTCGGACCATAACCAACCAACGTCGTACATGGCGTTGTGAAATACATAATCACGGTTAGGGTTTCCGCATATTGTTTTCAACCAATAATGCACACGTCGCCAATCAATATTCTGCCCGTTTTTATGGCGCACAGGAACATACATAGCCTCGCCATCAACAGCTACGGCAACGCCAATAATTTCACCTTCCTTACGTGCCCATCCACTGCCATGTGTAGTTAGGCGGGGGTCGTATGTTTCAAGGTCAATGGATATTTCTGCCGCGTCGGAGAAGCTCGGCAATGCCTCTGGCATCACCCACTCCTTGTTCATCCATAGGTTGCTCATCATAAACTTTCATTGCTTGACGGCACTGACAAAAGGGCCATTTGTTCTTTAGTTTACGCATGGTGAGCGTGCGCTTTTCTTTGCCACACTCACACACGGCCTCAATCAAGTGATCCGGGATCTTTATATCCATTACGTTGCATTTCCTCGTGTACTAACAAAAGGTATCTGCGTAGGTCACGTATGTCATCTAAAATACCTGTATCACTTGGGTCATTTTCTATGGCTTTGAATACATCCCAACCAACCTTCTTGCATTGATTGCTTATGCGGTCCCACTTACGGGCTAACATCATAAACGCACCAACGCCACCTCTACGCTTCCAACTATTGCCATAGCTGATTTGCGCACGCATTAAACCTTCTACATCGGCTTTTGCTAACTCAGCCAAATTATTTTCTAATGTCTTGCTCATCGCTCTTTCTCCTGCGTTCCAACCATTCTACACAAGCCTTACGCCAATCCGGCGCAGTGATAGCACCCGCCATACTCAGGGCTTCGTCCATATCGCCACTGCGCCATAGTGCATGGGCCGCACGCATACGGTCGGCTACATTGCCAAGAAACATATTGCGGTAGACACGTGTAAGTGGCGATGAATCAAAAAACCTACGAAGTTCTTCATCAAACTTGGCAGCATCCGTTACCAAAGGTTGCACCAAGTAATCGAACTCATAGTAGGGGTCATAATCGGCAACCAAGTTATCCAACTTAGTAAGCACGTCCGTATAAGCATGGAAGCTATCGCTCACTTGGTGATACGTCCCTACGGGCACACCTACTCTAGCGGCAACGTATTCTTGTAACATTGAAAAGTGAACTGCGTTTGCGCCATACGCGCCCCATATCATATCATTACTACGGCATGTAACCATCATGTTCAAACGCCCTTCACGCACCTTAAAGTATATTTGCGTGTTACAAGGGATATCTTTTAACTGGTTACCTTCATACAAATCATTTTCACTATCCCACATTTGCACGACGGTGCGTCTATCGTTGGGGTATTTTTTCAACCGTTTTACAGCGATATCCAACTGGTCAATGCCAAACCAATTACGCCATCTGTGCCCATAAGCTCCGTGCAATATATCATTGCCATCGCTATATGTTTCCATGCGTTTGTTGTAACGCTTAAGGAACTCCACATCGTTGCGCCCTGCCAACATCCACAGTGCTTCTAAGCAGTGGAAAAACGGGTTAGCGTCACGTTGCGGGTAGAACAACACACGCTCCATAGGGTGACTGTACGTTGTGCATACAGGAGCAGGCATTTCAAGGGTTTCACCTGCGCGGCTTTGTATTTTAGCCCCCGTACTTTTGATAGCACCTAGACCAACGTAGAGGGCCTCAGAAACGTTTCTAACCTTTATTGTGTACATGGTATGCCCTACTATTATCAAATAGCTTCTAAAACGGCTTTATAGCGTTCACCAATAACCTTGGGATGGTGGAGCGCCAACTGCTTATATCCATACTCGCGGTAGTTATCCAAGTATGAAGTATTCCCTACGTCTGATAACAATGCGGCTAACTCATCGGCGTTACCTACTGCAAAACAGTTTTGGTTTTCAACCATATCATCTTTGGGCATTAGCCACGCACGTTGGATAACCGGAACTGCACCTGCATCCCATGCTTCCAGTGTTGTGTATTGAGTACCACCGCCATCACCTTTAATAAGGCTCATATCCACGGCAAGTTGCGCGTAAGAAAGCAACTTAAACGCGGCTTCTTTACTGCGGGGATAAGCCGCTTTGCTTTGTTCCCATTCAGGGTAATGAGGTACTATCTTAAATCGTGTGTAGATGCGGTTTTCAAAACCATATATCCTGCACTTAACTTCATCGGGCACTAACCTATTTGCATCAAGTATCAGCGCGGTATGCTTGTCAAAGTCAATACGCGAAGTGCTGATAGCCCGTGTTGTACGGTTGAATATTTCATACTCGGGCCTACGTTGATACGGGTGCCGTATGAACACGGCTTTTGGCAGATACGTTAAACCAATCTGCCGAATAACAATGATCTTGCCATCTAACGGTGGTAGGTTTTTGATTTCGGTAGGATCATGCACTACAAGCGCGGCACCCGCTGAGTACAGCGCCGAAGTTTCCTCCGCAAAGTTTTTAGCGGCGGCTACAATCAACTTCTTGTTCGGGCTACGCAAAGCATCTTGCAAACTGATGTTTGTGTAATGCAGATCGTAACCAAAGGGCCGTGGTTTCTTTTCACTGCGCGGCCTAATACGATACAAGTTTGGTTTGATACCAACCGTTTTCAAAGCCTCAACCAAATGCGCGGTGAAGGTAACCCATCCACCATACGGGTTAGGGCTAAGATAAAATAGATCGACGTTCACTTAATTACTCCATCCCACGGCCTTTTTACTTTTGGAGTGTAAGGCTCACCACTTGTGTATTTTTCTATTACTGCCCACGTTTGCGCATCAGGCTTTGGTAATGTTTCTTTACCCTTGGCATCAGGCAACAATCCTGGACGGTAACTTACATGGTCACAACCTTTACAAGGTGTGAATGTCCGTTGTCCATGATACAAGGCTTGTCTAGCGGCTTGGAAGGCTTCACCTAGCCAAAGCTCACTTATTGCTGTTTCTAACAAGTTGCCGATTTTGTAGCGTCCGGGCCAGTCGTTACAGCACATCGCTACGTTGCCATCCCAACGCACGCTAAGTTCACGGAAGGGCTTTGCACAACGCTTCCCTGCCATTTTATCATTAAGCGGAAAGCTCCCGCCTGTGTGGTTGCTGAGTATACTGTGATTGCCTTTGGTAGCGGCTTCAATATCTTGAATAACTACAATATCGTGTTCATGCGGCTTGCGGCGGCGATGAGGGTTGCCCATAATTTCTTGCGGGTATTTCCATACGCGATGTGGCCCATTGTATCCTTGCAAAATTTTATCAACGATACGTATGCCATCGTAGTTATCTAAACTAAGTATGTTCAGGCCCGCTTCCATAAGCGCGTTGATATTGCTACTGAACCCTTGGCCTTTGAGTAGCCCGCCGCCATTACTGGTCAACTGCAAACTGGCTTTCGGTAAATTCTTACGGAACACCCCTACAATTTCAATGTAATTAGGGTTCATGGTTGGCTCGCCGTGCATGGCAAACTCAATACGGGGGGTCCATTTAGCTTCGGCTATACGGCTTGCAATAACCTCCGCATTTTCCACGGTTAAAAACTTCATAAAGGAGGCTTTACCGTGTTTATCTTCGGGGCCATTGGCACCGTTATCACGAATGTGTTGCAACCCGCAGAAGCTACAACCCAAGTTGCATCCTTCAGTTAATTCTACTTGGATGCAGTAGGGTGGGTCTTGTACGTATGACATACTAAATTCCTTTGTACAGGCTTCGTGGTTTACCTTGGCCGAGTAGTACCCGTTGGTACTTATCCCATTCGCACAGGCTATGCTCTATCGTGCGCATATCTACAACTTGAGCTAATACTTCGGGGTCACAGTATTTTGGGGCGAGCTCCAATAGCTGTTGCATTTCGCTATTCCAGTCTACGCCATTGGCTTTATCCAAGGGGCGACCATGCAAACGGTTAAGACCCCGCTTTGCTCCTGGACCTGCATTGGCCCACGTAAACCTATCAACTGGCTCTGGCATGGCGCTAGTATGGTTAAGATCGGTTACTACTTCGTAGGCCATAAAGCCCCCGCCGCCCCATCCTGCAAACTTGCCAAGTTCCTTGTGCAGTGCTTCCAAACTATTTGTTTGCTCAATGCACTCGGCTAACTGATCACGGGCTTTCCATACGGGGGTCAGAAACATATCGCATACTACCTCTTCCTTTGGGTTTTTCAACCCTTGGTTAGTGATAATGTATGCCCCTGTGAATACTTTAAGCCCCATGCTCAACCGACCACGGGCAAGACTTTTCACATATTCAGGATCCCACTGCTTTATCCAACCCAAAGCCTCGCCCATTTCCATCGTGCCAAACATGCGGAACACGCAACAGTTGAACAGGGTTTCGGCTATGGGGGCATTTTTGTTGGGATTGGTCAAATGTTCGCGCATCCATACAGTTGTTTTGTCTAGCTCCCTAAAAGGGTTCGTAAACTTGTACTGTTGGAAAATACTATCACTTGTCCAAGGTTTTGGATTACCCGCCGCCTTAGACAAATAGATAGAATGGCGCTCATTTATCCAATAAAAGAACTGCCCTTCGCCGTTCATGTTAGATCTTTACCGTTATAAGTTTTTCGGCAATGGCGAACTTAATGGTCGATGAGGCAACTGCCGCTGTAAATCCTGCGGCACGCATATCGGCAAGGGCCTTTTCAACCGTTGGTGCGGCAAGAGCAATTTTTAAGGCTTCGGCACGCGTGGTTCCGGCGCGACCTTCAAACTGCTTAAGCACTACGATTTTTGCTTCCTTGGGGATACGTGTGCGGGCACTTTCCTTTTTCTCTTTCGGAGCAGTTTTAGCGGCAGGTGCCGAAACTTTAACTTCAGTCATTTTGGTGTCTCCTTGTTTCCAAACCGTTGCGTTTTCCACAACATACTCATGCAGAAGCCCTGCGGTAATGCGCTTGTTCTGCGGTGCCTTTGAACTCAGGTTAAGAGTGTGCCAAATGGCTTCCAACTCGGCCTTTGTACAAAACTCGTCTAATTGGGTAACTTCGCTATACACAATGGTGCCTTTGTCGATCAAAGGGCACTCTTTCATGTCACGTAGCGTTTTGAACTTTAAAATGTGATAAGGCTTGCCCTGTGAAGCAGGGGGGCCTTCAGCAATCACGTAATACATATCTTGCGCCTTTCTATGGCAAGGTGGGTAGTGGAGCCAGTTTAACCACTGACTCCACCATTGCAAGTGTTAGATTACGCGGCTTGCGCGTACTCCAAAGCCTTTTCCATAGCGCGGCGCTTGACGTTGGCACCGTTGCCGAACCATGCGCTGTAGAGGCTACCGCCTTCACTGCTTGCGCGGCGCGGGTGGTCAACCACGTAGGTGACGGCATTGAGTGCGCCCCACCATGTGCCCTTGGCAGAAGCAAGGGTGCTTCCTGGACTTACTTCGTAAGCCTCGGCTACTGCCAATGCGGTACGTTTGAACTCGTCGCGTAACGGTGGCAACTCGTTCTGGTTGGCGGCTTTGCCACGTTCCAATAACGTATCCTTTTGGAACATTTCGGCTATGAAGTTATCAACATCCAGTGTTTTGGCACGTTTGGAAGCAAGGAACTCAGACTGCTCTTTGAACTGCGCCATGCGGGTGCTACTCAGGCCAAGGGCCTCCTCTGCGGCCTGCATAATTTCTTGATCAAACATTTGCAGGTGCAAAATGCGGAACTTGTTAGCCCCCGCATCGTTAAGGGCCAAGGTGAGCGTATTGTTACATACCACACGAATAGGCGTGAACATAACAGTCATAGCTTTGCCGACCTTGTGGCTATTGTTGAGCAAAAGGTAACCTTTTACCTCATCACCACCCGCAAGCTGGAAGCCGTCTTTTAACTTGGCAAGGCCCCAAATTTCTTGGCCTTCCTTTAGGCTACCTGCCGTTTCCATAAACATATCACCTGCTTCGGTGAACTTTTTAAAGAACGACATTACATCGCGGTTTTGGAAAGGGTTGTACCCTGTACCTGCATGGCTGAGTACCTTGTTATCGGTATCGCGCACTACAAAGAAGTTATCCTCAACAAGCATCATGTTGCTGTTAAGCTCGGGTGCGTACAAATTAGGTACAAACTTTTCAGCGGCAAAATAGGCAGGACGTTTGCTAACCGTCCAATCCAAGCCTGCGGCTACAAGCATTTGTTCAGGTGACATGTTGCTATCAACCTGAGTGCCAAGCCCATGCCAAGGAACTTCGCCTGCATAAGCCATAGTTTCAATAAGGTGCGCCATGATACTTTCTCCTATCAGTTGGCTAGTTGGTTAATGTAAAGTACGCTGCTCCGCAGCAATACGTGGTAGCTTTTCGTATACTTCCCACGGCATGTCAAGCCACGCCGTTTGGCCTTCTTCACTTAACACAACGCACGCCCGAACGTGGTCATTGTGCGATACAATACTGCTAATCGGAAAGCGGTACCCCGCAGGAAGTTGCTTTAACATATCGGGGTTAAGCATCCTGTTAAGGTTGTGTTTGATGGCAAGGTTGTTGGCCTTGATCAAACTCGCTTTGGTAAAATAGGCTATTTCAATTGACATGTAGTACTCCCGTTGCAGTAACCATAATGTGCCACGCGATGTTTTAAATGACAACTAATGCGGTATGGGGTAACCAGACGTGTACATCGGGTGGATTAGATGCAGGCCCTTCTTAGCACGAGTAAGCCCCACATAGAACACCCGTGTTTCATCTTCAGCATCAAACTCTGATTTGCGCCACATACTTTGAAACTTGCCACCACTATCAGTGGTCAACAGTACATTTTCAGCCTCGGCACCTTTACTGGCATGAATAGTGCTAATTGTTATCCGTGGTTTGCTATCAAGCGATTCACCTTTCTTGAAGCAAGCCTTGATGTAACGCCTATTTTCTTCACTGATACGACCTAAGCCTTCTTCCCACGGGAGCGTATGCAACAACCCATGATTGCTTAACAAATCACCAATGGTCAAGAACACATCATCCTTAACATTAGGCAACGTCTTATTTCCATACGCTACCTGCGTATTCATCGTCATAAACTTAAATGCTGTCCTAACATCTTTAGCTTGCATACGCTCCCCACTACGCAATGCCTCCCACACACGAATAGCCTGCAACATCTCAGGATCCACGCTACGGCTAGCATTAAATGTATAAAGGTGACCGCGCTGACGTACTTCTTGTTCTAATCTTATTGCACCCTTGCGCGTGCGGCTAAGCAAGAGCCATTGGCCTTGGTCCAAGTTTACTTCTTCGCTGTGGCGGTGCCACTGCACAGTGCCTTCTTCTGCACGTGGAGCAAACGGTTTATCACGGCGCAATGGTATGCGGCTGACAACACGTTGGCTGACCTCATGGTGGCGCAAAGGTATTCTGTAACTTTGGCCCAACACTTCTACGTTGCCTTCTAACGCAATGAACTGTTGTACATCGGCCCCTGCCCAACGGTAGATAGCTTGGTCATCATCGCCTGCGATGTATACATGCGGAACATTTACCGTAAGCTGACGCACCATCTCCCACTGTAGCGGGCTGAGGTCTTGGGCTTCATCTATCAATACCACTTCTAACCGTGGGCTTAGCTTCCGCAGTACAAACTGCTCAAGCAGGTCGGTAAAATCAAACAACTGCATTGTTTCTTTAAAGTGGCGCAACCCTCTATCCACATAATCAACACGTTGCCAATCAGTTTTTAGCGGAACGGTGCTAGCGTTGTAGATACCCTTGAGCGGCTTACGCAGAATACGTGCGATATTTATTATTTCTAAAAACTTATCGCCGTAACCAAAATCTAAATGTGGGCCATCGGTACTTTCACTGTTCAACACAAAACCACCGACCTTTAACCACTCAGCGGCTTCGGCATAACCATCTTTGGTCATCATTTGGTTTTGGGTAATACCCATTTGATGATACGCAAGGCTATGTAGCGTTTGGAAAAACGGTAACTGCTTTTCGCTCAGCCTAAAGCGCCCCATCGCACGCAACATTGCTTCGCGTGCGGCAACTTTCGTAAAAGCAAAATATCCAATACGTTCTGGTGCTACGCCTTGTTCAATGTGATACTCGACCAACGACAGTAACCGCGTTGTTTTGCCAGTTCCTGGAGGACCAAGTATGATGTTCATTAGATTACATCTTTAGGCACAAGCGGTGGCAAATCCAATGTTTCCATCTGCGTGGCAAAGAATGTTTGTGGCAAACTCCACACGTGAATACCCTTACCCTTCACACGCCAAAACATCTTTTCCGCTTTTAGATCAGTCAAGCGTAGCGTTATCTTGTTGCTAGTGTAATGCGTGAAGTTGTTTACTTGCAGATGTTTCCGTACGTCTTTGATTTGGAAATACACACGCTCATCAACCCATACAGCAATGCCTTGTAGTATCTCATCACGTGTATCACCCCGCGCACGGTCGCAACAAAAGCTCGCAAGCAAATCCTCAAACTCACCTTTAATGGTAGCATCTGGCGGCACTTCTACAACCGTTAAGTTGTCTAACAAAGATTGCATACGTGTTTGCCATGCACGTTGATTAACTGTGATAGGGAACTTATTGATTTGTGCAACGCACTCTTTTTGGAAAGCACTCTGCGTTACCAAACTTTCAGTACTCAACTCAACGCGCCTACCGTCAACATTCAATATCCATATAGGTGGGTCACCGTCTATTTTAGTTAAACTGCTAAGGTCATTGTTCAACTGTCCAGGACCAACGCCAAACTTGCGCGTCATGCACACAGCTTTATTGCAGAAGCTGGATATAGGTTGGTCTTCGCACTTGTAGAAGTAATCTTTTTTCTGCAACTGTTTGATAATGGCCCCTACTTCATTATGGCCTAGCGGTGGTTTCAAGTAATCTAGATTATATTTGGCAACTAACTGCTCCCAATGGTCACTATCTGACATACGGGCATACACACCAAGATTAAATAGCGCATTGTTCCTACTACCTTCACCAAAGCCCTGTGCGCATAGATGTTGCAAACAGGGTGGACCATTAGGTAATAGTTCGGTGCCTGTTTTCTTATTGTTGAACTTAAGCCCTAAAAACTTTTCCTTGCTCAGCCTACGTGTGAAGGCGTGCGTAAGGAACGCTTCTACACTCAGGCTTTGGGCACCTTCATCAAAAGCGTAGCGGGTGGTGTTATCCCCACCGAAATACGGCATGTTAAGGAAGTTGCCTGTATCGCCACGCTCAACAAGTAACTTGCTTTGCTTAGGAAAAATTTCACTACCTGCAAATCCTGTGATAGCGGCAACTTCATTCAACTTGCCCTGCACATCTTCTGCATCGATAGGTTCTTCAAAGAAGAAAAACACATGGGCACCGCCGCTCTTACTACGGCACACCACCGCAGGAATGTTCAGTGAGCCAAGTTTCTTTAACAGTGCCTTGTGATCTAAATCGTAGCTATCAATATCAATAGCACCCCAATGGCAATGGTTGTCGTCCATAATAGGAATAACGCCCAAGCCAACCTCACCCTCAAGGTGATTGACCCAATGGTCAAGCGTAGTTTCTTCCCGTAGGATTTTAGCAATACCCGTTTTCTTGCCATCATCACGACTTTTGTTAACGCTAAATGTTCCGTGTGCCCTGTCATTACCTTTGAACAGAGCAAAAAACTGCTTTGCATGTTCTTGCATTACCACCCCCGTATGGTTGGCGGAGGCTATATGCCCCCGCCCAATCACCTAAATTAAAACGGTGAAGAACCATTATCTTCGGAGGACATATCAGGGTGTTCATCTTTAACCTTGACTTCACCCGCTGAAATGCTTTTGCTAAACTCAACACCCATACGGTAGAGGTCACTATCGTCACGATTTTCCAACACCAACTGGCGTTCACGTGCGATATCCCACCCAAACCAACTACCTTTATCGTTGCGCTCTTCAGTAGTTTTAAGGCGGTAAACCTGTGACATGATAGGCATTACAAACGGGCCGTTTGCACCTTTGCCCATGATGCTACGTGTAGTGGTCACCCAACTACGGCTTTTCTTAAGCTGTGTACTGCTCATGGTAATGAGGCAACGTTGCGCACCGTTTTCAGGGTGCAACAACAATACGAACCACTGCGCCGTTTTGCTGAGCAAGTTGCCATTAGGCAAGATATCCTGCCCACGGTCATCCTTGCGAGTTGTGTTTACAATAGGGTCGGTACCCATATAGCTCGCCACATAACCGCCGCCCTTTTCACGGGGCTTCCATTCAACAAAACGAGTATTAGTGTAACAAGGAACTACCAAAATACCTTCTTCACCACTGTAAACTTCGTTAGCCACAGTATTGTAGATCATTCCGGGTTCTGCGCCCTGCACATAAGCACCATCACGCTTATTCACCTGTGGGCTAAGTTGTGCCAGAATACGCAAAAACGGCACTGCCATATCTGCGGCAGTAACTTCTTGCATACCCAAGCCTGCAAACTCTTCAAAGCCTGATAGATCGCTTGCCGTAGCAAGTGCAGTGTTTTTGGTTTCCGCAACCGCAACTGATGTTTTAGCCATTACTTTCTCCTTACTTTGGCTTTTTTACCAATATATACACCAAACAAATCCATAGGAAGCGGTGCCCCCTTTTCAACTTGTTCCTTAACAAAAGCCTTGAGGGTCATTGGTTCAACCCACTGCTTCTGATTTACGCTATAACCACTGTCAGACAGCGTATTGACAAGTGCTTTAGCCTTAGCATCGTCGTTGCGCCCAAAGGTTGTGGAAACAACATTTTTAATGAGGTCACCAAACCTATTATCGCGCAACCAATCGAACGCACGCTCAGTTTCATCCTTTGGTATTGAGGCACTGTAAAACGTGCTTACAGTGATTTCACTACCGTCACCCATTTTTAATTGGCTTACGCCATGCTCTTCCATTGCGGAAGGCAGCTCTTCTTCAGCTATTTCACGTAACTGACGTGCAACATCTTTTTGCTCTTCTTCTAGTTGAGCTAGCCTTGCTTCCAAGGCAAGTTGCATCTTAACCAGTTTAGCAATGCGGCCTATAGCATCATCGCCTAGCTTGCTAAGTTCGTCAGCCGTTTGTTCAAAATCTAACATTCAGCCTCCTACTTTTGATACAGGTTGACATTTATCGGGTAATACCTTTGCTCCAAACGGTCCCATTTAAGTACCTTAAAACGACCATTGTTACTGACTGCCGCAAGTGCGCACGCAACCCCAATACAAACGGGGTCACCTGCAAGCATAAGGAAATCATTATCTGTGAACTTGGATAACTTTCGCTCCATACGCTTAACCAGTGGTCCTGATGATAAGGCAATTTGCTCCTTGGCAGGAACAAGTATGTCTAGGTCACCAAAGCCCAAAGCATCGGTAAGATCCCGCCCACGAACTTCTTGAGTGATGTAAACGGTCACGGCTTTCTCCCCATGCCCAACTACTATGGGCCATAGAAACTAGGATAGCAAGCACTTTGCTTAATAGGTCCAAATTTTAAAATGGAACACAACAAATTTATTTTTGCGCCACTATACAATATCTGACTATATCGCTATCTGACCACTTTTTCGCCCCCCGCGCACGCGTGCGAGGTTGTTTGTGTAGCATAGCCTTGGAAAAACCCGCCTAATAGTAAAGTTGTCCATGGGGTTGAACAGTGGTAATATAGTCACAGCCGTAAGAAAGGGCAGTGGTACATGTTACGTTACAAATTTAAGCATCAGCCGTATGCGCATCAATTAACGGCACTTGAACGTAGTTGGGAACGCCCCGAATACGCCCTGTTTTTAGAAATGGGAACAGGCAAAAGTAAGATCATTATTGATACAATAGCCATGCTCTACGATGAAGGTCGTATTGAAGGCGCTTTGATTGTAGCTCCCAAAGGCGTGTATAAAAATTGGGAGCAAAAAGAATTACCTGAGCATTTGCCCACGCATATTGATGCGCAAATCATTACATGGTCGCCTGAGCAAACTCAAAAGAAAAAGAAAGATCTTGAGCGAGCGTTCGAGCGCGACGAATCACTTAAATTGGTAGTTATGAACGTAGAAGCATTTAGTACCGAAAAAGGTTGCACTTTTGCAGAAACGTTTCTTAAATTGAAAAAAGTGCTTATGGCAGTAGATGAAAGCACAACAATCAAAAACCGCACTGCCAAACGAACCAAAAGCCTTGTGAAACTAGGCACCAAGGCAATCTATCGGCGTATTGCTACAGGGTCGCCCGTTACGCAAAGCCCGTTGGACCTGTACAGCCAGTGCGAGTTTCTTGATCCATGGGCCTTGGGCTATAACAGCTATTGGGCTTTCCAAAGCAGATACGCCCGTATGGTTAAACGTTCGCTTGGCACGCATAGTTTTAATCAAATTGTAGGCTATCAGAACCTTGATGAGCTAAGCAAAAAGATTGAAGAGTTTAGCTACCGTGTGCGTAAAGAAGATTGTTTAGATTTACCTGATAAAATTTATACCCGCCGCACGGTAGAGTTTACCGATGAGCAGGCCCGTATATATGCCCAAATGAAAAATCTAGCTTTGGCTGAGCTAGAAGGTCAGTTGGCAACGGCCCCTAATGTGCTCACCCAAATACTGCGGCTCCAACAAGTGTGTAGCGGTTTTGTGCGTATGGATGATGGCACCACAAAACGGTTTCCAACCAATAAACTGAACGAGCTAAAAGCTACGTTAGAAGAAGTCGATGGTAAGGTAATCATATGGGCTACATTTACCAATGATCTGTTGGAAATTGAAAAGATGCTCAAAGAAGAATACGGTAATGATTCAGTGGCCCTGTACTACGGTGATACTGATGTAGAGCAGCGCCAACAAACAGTGAAAAACTTTCAAAACGTTGCCCATCCACTGAGGTTTTTTGTTGGGCAACCCCGTACGGGCGGCTACGGATTAACGTTGACACTAGCCAAAACTGTGATCTACTACAGTAACAACTACGACCTTGAAATAAGGTTGCAAAGCGAAGACCGTGCGCACCGCATTGGGCAGAAAAACAACGTTACCTACGTAGATATCATTACGGAAAATACCGTAGAAGAAAAAATATTAAAGGCACTGCGCAACAAGATTAACCTTGCTACGCAAGTGCTGAACGAAGATTACAAACAGTGGATTGTTTAGCCGACCATCTTAAAAGCAGCTTCTTCTACTTCGGCTACACGCTTGTTCCACCCCCTGCCAAATGTATTCCACGTTGGCAATGATTGAAGAAATGCTAACCGTTTTTCACACACAGCGGTAGCAAGTTCGCGTGGGTGTTGTTGTGCAACTGCGGCTAATGTCGCTGGTCCGATAGCGCCATCTTGAGCAACACCACAAGCGGCCTGTAAAAACTTGACGGCACGGCTAACACCACTATTAACAGCAAGATCAAACACAGAATAGTCAACACCTGTCGGTAGATCATCTCCACGGACACGGTCCCAGTAGTTTTTCTTGTAGAGCGGCGCGACATCTGTTGGCCCCAACGCTCGCATTGCTGCTTCGTCTACCGTATGACCAACCCATTCTTCCCAAACTTTTTTGGTAACGCCGAGGTTAGTCATGCCTCCTGGATCTTTTGGGTTATTAACATAACCGCCTTCGTGTTTAAGCACCAAGGCCAAGCATTGTTCAAAATTATCTTTCATTATTGCGCACTACGGTTGCTGATTGCTGTACCTAATGGATCATTAGGAAACAGTGATGGATAATCGACCCTGCCTGCTCCACCTTGTGGAGCTGGTGCAGCAGGTGCGGGCTGATTGAATGGGTTACTTGGGCTAGGGTCAGAGTCAGGGAATGTAACAGTAACATTCGGTGTAGCCTTTTGCGGAAGCGGCTCATTCAAAAACGGTGGAAGTGAATTTATATCACTAGGCCCTGTAGGGGTACGAGTTGCGCCTTGTGGCAAGAAAAGTTCCTTGGGTATTGGAACATCTTCAACAGGCCGCTCTTCTTCGTAAGGCTTGCCGTCTGGTTGTAGACCAACACTTAGCATCCAAGCCTTCATGCGGTTAGCTTGTTTTTGCGTAGGCATACCATCGCCTGCAGAACGTTCTGCAAGGTCACGGGCCAAAGTGCTATCAACAAGAACTTCACTCATAACTTTGTTGTAGGCTGCACGTTGACGCGTGCTAAGAAGTTTACCGCCAAAAGCCAGAGCTAAGTAACTTTCTTTTACCTGACCACGCCCTGCTGCGGCAACGGCGTTCGCTAAACTTGCAGCAGTGATACCCGTGTATTTTGCAAACTTTTCCAATCCGCTCATAGCTTCTAAAGGCATACCATCCAAACCTTCTTGCGCGTAAAGCGCGAGACCCATGCCCTTAGCCGTAGTCATCATGCGGTTATAGTGCTCATCGCCCATTGCCATTCTTAATGAGCGTTCATGAGTTTTTGCAAACTCCATAAACTTTCCTGGATCACGAATATCATTCGTTTCAAACGCACGCGTCCACACAGCACGTTTAATAGCTTCTGTTAAATTAGGATCTTCTGCCTGTGAGGCGCGATCCGTAATTGTTTTCATCATTTTAGGATCTTTAATCGCCGCATCAATAAATTCTTCAGGCGAGTACGTTCCGTCCGTAATATTGTTTAACAAACGGTTAGCTTTATCGCGACCAATGGCTGCGGCTCTATCTTTAAGTTGGGCAGAGCGCATTCCAAACAATTTGGAAAGGTTTTGAATATTTTCCAATTCATCTTTTAAACCCAACGTATCCAATACTTCACGATTTTGGTTAAGAAACGTTTGCAGTTTAGTTGGATCAACTGTACCTTCATAAGGGCCTGATTTACCAATAACCCGTTCACGTGCTCCATCTAAAATAACGTTGCGCATGGAATTTACCGCTTCAGGTTTATCACGGTACAAATTCATAAAGTCTTTTGCGTTTTCAACGTTACGAGTAAACGCATCGGCTACAGCTTCATCACTTGTTAGGTAACGAACATCTCCTGGACGTGAAGCAGGGCTTGGCGTTGTAACCTCATAGGCTACACCCCGCTCAAAGGGCTTAGCGTATTCATCTGCGTAACGGGTCTTGAACGTATTCCAATTTTTGTTGGTGCCGTAAAACATATTGCCGAATTGATCAAGATCTTCTTTGAACTTGGTTAAATTGACAATATCGCTAGATTGCTTGTTAGCAATAGCCGCAGAAAGTTCATCAGAAACTTTATCGCGATAACGTTTCCAAGTTTGGAAGTTAATCACGTTATCTTCTGATGTTGCAAAGTCACGAATGACCTTGGGCAAATAACGGTCAGTATCGTTATCAAGAAAATACTTATCCCGAACCATTTTCTTAACGGGGTTCATTAAAGTTCCGGGATTGGCTTCGTTAATGCCAATTTCATCTGCAAACGCATCTAGCTCTTTTTTCTTTGCTTCTTTAGCATCAATAAGGGCTTTACGGATAATAGCCCCTTCTTCTGCACGGTTACGCGCCATTGGCAAACGAGCAGCAACGTTTTCACCATAAGTGCTAAGCTCTTCCAACCCAATTTGTTGAAGTTGGGCTTCTGTTTCCGCAGATGACTGCAACTGCTTTACTACAGCAGTAGGGGCAGATGTATCTACAAGATTAGCATCGTTAGAATAGTTAATGATCCGTGAAACATTGCCCTCGGTGCGTTCACGAAAAGCGCGTGCTTTATCGCCTGCGGCACTTCGCTGAGCAGCTTCTTGAGCAACACGCAAACTAGGATCTTGCGTCATTTCAGCAGGGCTTAACTCAAGCGAGTAGCCTGCTTCCCTAAATTGGTTCATTATATCTTCGGCTTCTTGTAGGCGGCCTGCTTTGCGTGCCTCTTTAAAAGCCTTAAGCATTTCGTTACCAATTTCAGTTTCAGCTTCGCGGCGCATATTAGCCTCACCAGCTGAACCCGGAATCATTCGGTAACCCCAAGAAATAATGTTTCTTGTTGGGCTCCATTTATAAATAAACTTAGCCACTGCCGGAGCTACCGCAGGAACCATGCCGCCCGCAAGATCACCAAAGCCTGTGCGATATCCTGTAAGTTCTTGTTCTGTAGTACCCAATGCACCTGAAGCTGCTCCACCTGCGATTTCGGATGCCAATACTCGAGCAGGCGCATTTTTAAACGCAGTAACATATTCCTGCGCCGCTTTTTGAAACATTGGTCCAAGGGCCTTTGTTCCTGTTTGGGTGAGGTAACGTTGCTCGATACCTTCTACCATTGGAGCGGCGAGGTAAGCACCTTCTTTAGTGGCTGCTGCCGCCATAGACGGAAAAGCAGTGGCTAATACTGTGGCTTCACCCGTACCCGCCGCAATTTTTTCTCCAATAGTCTCAGGCTTTATCTGTTCACCTTTACCAAGGCTGAAGATGCCCAATAGCCTATCGCGTTCAGGGTAATTAGCGGCATTAAAAAACCGCGTAAGAATGTCACGGTTTTCTTGTGGATTATCTGAAGTCCGACTAAGCAATCCTGCTTTTTCAGCAGCAAAAGCCCCTGCATTCAATGCAGCATCAGGCAATGCCAAAACCATATTATTGAATGCACCGAAGTATGCCCGTTGCAAACCAAGGTCACCTTCGCTTACTTTACGTCCAGGAAGGTACGCTTCTTCTGGCGCAACCATTTGTGGCCCACCTGCTTCCATAGGCGGGAGTTGAACATCTGCTTGCGAGGCATTAGGCGTTTCATTAGTGGCTTTTTCTACTAAAACGCCACCTAACGGATCTACATCATTAGCCATTTACTGCCCCTTAGGGAATTTGACGGAGGTTACCTTGTTGATCCCTATAATAAACGCCCTTGAGGTTTACGCCACTGTTTTTAAGCTCAACCAAGTAAGGCGTTTTATCAAAGGAGAAAGGATCATTGGCACTGCCTGTGGGAACACGTTCAATGACCTTTGCATCGCGACCCTCTATCATAGCACGATCGCGTTCTAAAGAATTACGTACTTCACGAACCAAAGTTGAGTAACGGGTCATGCCTGCTTTAGGATCAGCAAAAAACGCATCGGGATCTTCAATCATTTCATCGATGGTCTTAAGTTCACCCTGCGGGAACCGTGGGTTTTTAGCAAAGGCCAACTGAGCCGTTTGGCGCATGATACGCAACTGCTGTTTGCCCGCTTCGGTTTTAAGATAGGTAACATAAGGTTCAATAGCTTTTGGCGTAATCGGACCGATGTAGTTGGTGGTAAGGCTCTTAACTTTACTAAGCGGCCCAAGTGATTCCGGCATTGCTTTCAAAACATCATCTGCACTGGCTAGAAATTTCTCACTGCCTTGTACAGAATCACGCAAATCCTGTTTATCTTGTGCAGAAAGTTGTGAGTAGCTAAGCGAGCTTTTAAACGGCTCAGGCTTGATAAAATACCGTTCAGGGCCTTCACCTGTAATAGCGCCAATCGGAGCTTTTTCACTTTTTTTCTGAGCTTCACCTTCTTGAGGTTTAACTTCTCCGCCAAGCAAAGCAGGATCTTCACTAGGAACAGGCGGTTTAAATTGCACGTTACGTTTTTCAGAAGAAACAGTAAACGGCTTGCCTGCATACGGACCAAAGCTAGGCGTAGTTGTAGTTTCACCATCTTTGGTATCTGATTTAAGTACGTCAGCAAGGCTCGCTTTGATACCTTTGCCGCTGTCAAAATCAAACCGAATACCATTTTGCATGTAGTAGTTTTGTTGACTTGTTGGGTCAGTAAAACCAATAACTTCTTTCACACCAAACGGAGAATTAGGATCTTGAATAACGTAAGATGAACTTGTACCACTGCCCGCCGTACCGGATTTATCCATAATTCTAAACGGTCTATCGATAACTGTACCCGTAGACGCATCGTAGAATTTATCGCCTTTTTGAATAGCCGCTATGGGCTTACCAAAAGTGGTTCCGTCAGGATTTTGGATACTGATATTGGTAGCTTCTTTCGCTTGGCCCTGTTTTTTAAGCTCAGAAATAAACGAATCGCCAACAGGAATAGCGTTTTGAGGAACAGGCTGACCATTCCCAACTTGCACCAAACCCTGTGGTGTGCGCCGCGCACCAATGATTTTATAGCCTCCTGGAGAGGTAGGATCCTCCAAGGCAAAACTTTCAGTTCCAAGCACGCCATATTTATCGCGTTGCTCGTTTTGGTACTTAGCAAGATCTTGTAGGGCTTTGAACTTGCGTTCTTCACTTGCTTTTGCAGCTTCAACTGCCGAAGTATAAGCAGATTTTTTAGCCGCTTCAGATTCGGTAAATGCGTATTTAGCTGCTTCAGTTTCGGCACCACGACGTAAAGCACGATCTTTATCAAGAGCCTCCAATGCGCTAGCGCCTGCAGAACGTTCCAATGCACGGCGCTCAGATTCTGCTTTGCTCATAACGCCTGCGTATTCTGGCATTCCGGCGGAAATACCTAAACCAAGCCCTCCAGGAGTAGCTGCTATTTTGCTACCCAACTGCATAAGAGCATAGTTACGTGCAGATTCGCTATCTACGTTAGGCCCTAAAATTCGCATACGCTCTTTTAGCAAATCATCATACGTACGTTCTGGCCCAAGCGATTTACCAACAACCGCGCTATAGTTTTTGAAAAGCGTTTCAAAATCACTTGCAGGGGCTTCCGGCATTTGCGCAGCAGGCTTACTAAGATAATCTTGCATCAACTTGTTGTAATCGACCAGTTCGCCATCAGCAAACCCAGGACGGTCATCCATGAAATAGGCAGTGATCCCTGTTCCATGGGCAGGTGCCCGTGGAGCTTTGCCCCTAAACAAATCGCGTTGAAGTACTTTGCTCATTGCTTGTAGCCTGCATAACCGGATGTAGTTGGTTGATTAGCTTGGTTTAACGCACCGTAGATAGAAAGGGTATTACCCAAAATCTGGCTAGCAGTGCTTGGCGCTTGAGTACTTGTAGCGCCTGTTGTAGTAGAGCCGCTAGGAACACCTTTGTAAATGTCACTAACTTTAGCCAAAATATCCCAAGGTTGATTTTGCTGTTGCACTTCAAGAAAACGTTTTGCATCTTCTCTTGCTTGAAGATCGGCACGTTCTTGCGCACCAATGTTAGCAAGGAAACTGACATCTGCCTGCCCTGCGGCCTGTGTGGCTTTGCCAAGATTAGCTTGTGTTTCACCAAGGCTAGCTATGCCCTGTGCGCTTCTGCCCGCAAGATCACCCGCCGCAAGTTGCGTATTGCTGATGTCTTTACCCATGCCAAACTCTTTACCCGCAAGGCTTTCAATTCCGCTTGCGGCAGTACCTTCGAGCTGTGCGGCAGTGAGCTGTTGTGCGCCTACGCCCTTGGCAATATCGGCAGTTTCACCTGCCAAACTGGCAATGCCTGCGGCCTTTGCTTTTTCAGCATCTGCAATAGCGGCTTGGCGCGCAGCTTCTGCATCGCTCATTGCAAACTCTTTAGCTGCAAGGCTTTCAATGCCACTGGCACCTTTGCCTGCTAGCTCACCTGCACTAAGCGCGGTACCTGCTTCCACTTGCTTACGCTTTTGTTCATTTTCAAAAGCGGTGAGCGCGGTGGCTTGTGCCTGCGAATACCCTTGTGACATAAGCTCAGCGATTTTTTGGTCTTGCGCCTGCGCAAGGTTACGCGCCAATTCTGCTTGTTGCACACCAAAACGACTTCCACCAAAAGCACCTGCGCGGACGGCCTGCGCGGCAGCAGCCTGTTGGCTGATATCGCTTTGGCGGCGCATTTCATCCATAGCATTACGGATGACTTGTTGTTGGTAAGGGTCCATAAATTTGGCGGTGCTAGCAGGATCAAACCCTGCTGCTCCGGCTGCGGCTAACCTTTGAGCTTGACTACCATAGTCAGTTAAACTACCGTATCCTGCGGCAGCTTCTGCTGTTTTACCTAAAGCAGCAGCGCGTCCTGCGGCAGTAGTAGCCGCCGCTTCTTTAGCGTAAGAAGGCAAGCCACCATACGTTTCAGCGGCTGTTTTCAACAATGGTTGGGCAGCTTCAGCACCTGCGGCAGTAGTAGAAACACCCTTGCCCGCAATATCGCTAACTGCGCCATATTTTTCTGCTGCGGTACCCATAAGGGGTTCAGCGGCAGCTTTACCTGCGGTCACGGCTTCTACTGCTTTACCGCCAAACTGCGGAAGTTGCGCAAATTGAGCCGCTGCTTGATCGTAAAGTTTGCCTGACTTATCAAAAAACTGTTCGTATGACCCAATACCTTGTTGGGCCATTTCAAACGCCTGCTTCTGCTTAGGCGTAAAATCCGCAAATTTGTACTCAGGTATTTTAACATCTTTAGAAAGGGTGCCTTGTTTCTTGGCACTTTCCATCAAACCAATGAGGTATGGCCCCACTTCGGGGTCCATTAACACCTGTTGTTGAGTTAATGTAGTTGCCATTTATCAGGCCCTTTTTTCAAATTCGTGCATTAACTGATACATGCGGCGTGCGCCCGCTTTACGGTCACCATCACCTGCGCCGCGTACAGCCTTTGCGGTCATTACAAACTCACCATCGCTAAGTCGCGCTGGAATACTGTCACTTGTGCCTGTTCCTGGACCCTGTAAGTGCCCACCCACACGCGCATCAACTTCGCTCACTGGCATACCGCCTTTTGCAAGGATATTATATTTGCTAGGGTCTGTACGGTATTTTTGGCCTGCTGTGACCAATGGGGTATTATCTTCTTCTGGCCTATCCAATGAAGCTATTGTGGAAAGCAACATAGCTGTAGGCAACGGATTTTGGGTTACAAAATTACTAATCCCAGACATCCAATCGTTTGGCCCCGTAGCAAGGCCCAAGGCTTTGTAGTTAGCCTTAAGGTCTACAATTTGTTTTAACTGATCAGAAGTAAGATTAGCTGCTTGCAGTTGCGAAGGCGAAGCCGAAATAAAGGTGCGCGGGTCAAAGGCCCCAGCCGTGGCTGTAGAGCCAGTTGTGGCGGCTGCGGGTGCTGTGGCACTTGGTGGCGGTGAAAACACTTTAGACGCATCCGTAGGCATCGCACCAACGGGTGCACCTTGCGGTGGTGGAACAGTAGGGGCGTTCATACTAAACAAGGAACCAATGCCCCCACCCTGTGTGGCAGGAGCTTGTATGCCTTTAAGAACAGCCGAGCCAAGTGAAGTACCTTCTGTGCCGTAGCCCCCGAGTTGCGCGGCAGTTGTTTGTCCTGCAAAATAGCCTAGTCCACCCGCAGCGGCAGCTCCCCAAAGAGCATCTTCTGTAGAATTACCCGCCAATTTACTTGCAGCAAAACTACCGATAGCAGGGCCGATAACACTGCCAAAAGGCAAGAATGAGCCAACAACGGCACCGAGTACAGGCGCGATACTTTTAAACAAACTACCGAAATCAAAACCGTATTCGCGCAAGCCTGTGCGTGGGTTGATGGTGCCTGCCCCGCCATAACTACGTAGGATGTTAGCTTCGTAAGGGCTGATATGCGCCAACATTGTGTCGCCGTTGCGCCCGTATGAAGCAAGGCCTCCCATAGCCATTTCCATCGGCATTTCAGGAGTTGCCCCTGCCCCCTGCTTTATTTGCAGTGCAAGATTAGCAACTTCTTTAATAGAAGAAAATAAAGAAGGGTCGTATTGCGGGGGCAGGTCACCTTGTTGAATATCGCCGCTTTGTACAAGTTGCTGTACAACTTGATCATAGTTATCGCTATTTTGGTCAATATAATCCAAAATAGATAAAAACTTTTGAATATTTTCAACGGGCAAACTAGCAATCCGCGTAATTACGGCTTGCAGTTCATTAACCAACTCAGGCGGAAGCTGCGCCTTTATTTGCTCAACAATGGCAGAATTATCATCCATCGGAGCAGCTTGGTCAGGTACAAGTGATTCAATGCCTTGCATAAGAGCATACCCTTAAGTTGTATGGAACTTTATGCAGGGGCCTACCTGATACTTGGCCCTTTCACCATACTGTCCCATTGTAGAAAACACAAGCTAAACAATGCTTACAGTTACGGTGCCTACTGCCCCTGTAGCGGAAAGTCCATAAGTATACGCCCTGTTTAAAGTTGAAACGTATACCACCCCGTTTATTTGAAACAACGTTCCTGTTTCTAAATTGTACCCATCTGAAGGCATATTGGTGATTACCAACGTAGATTGCCTACCTTCTCCAGGAGAACGCATTGCCGTAAAAGCAATGTTGAGCATATTCACCAAGTTGTTCAAATAGCCTTGGCTGTATTCTTTAGGCGCTATTTGAAAGGCGGGTAAAACAAGCCTTACATCCATTAGCGACGCCCATCAGGTTGTATGTCCAAACGAGGGCTACCTAATACCCAACTTGTATCGGTTTTATTGCTTTCAACGCGAAATGTGACTTGCCTACCCCGTAGCCGCAAAGAAACTTGGTTAGTATACTGTTCAATAGGAACAGTTGCCGTTTGCGTAACAGCAGAAGTAGTTGTTTGGGCAGTGCTGTAGTTACTTCCAGGATAGTTTTGCACCTTTACCGTCATGCTGAGGCTAGGTGAGTTTGTGGAGTCTACAAACGAAACATCTGGAATAAGCTGTTTGACAAAAGACATTTGATTGCCTTCGCCAATATCAAACGGGGCACTTTCAATATACGTATTTAATGGCGAAGCGGGGCTAGTACTACCGTCGTTAGAACCATACTCTTGATAGTACAGATATCCGTCTGTTCCGGCAGCTAACGGGTAGCCTTCTTGCCCACGGTCTACCCATGCAGTGCGTGCCAAACTACCATACGTCCATGCTTGATCAGCATAATTATAAGTAACGTATAGGTCGCAATCAGAAGAGTTGGTTGAAGGATAAAACCACGTTACTTCGTTGAATTCAGAATTGACACCTACTGTTATTTTTTCAACCTGTGCGCCATTCATGCCGTTGAAAACATAGTTTTTAATCGGGCAAACAAGTTCTTTAGCTGCACCATCATAAACGTAAAATTTTTGGTTACCCATCCAATACACAGTATCGTCAATAGCTGCAAAAGCGTTTGCGCTAATAACGGTAGTGGCAGAAGAAATTTGGGTAATACCAAACGTATAGGGTGGTCCAACAAACTGCATTGAATACAGTGCTGAATCTGTCCATACTAAAATCTCACGCTTTGTTTCTAGCGCACGGATAATGCGGCTACCTGTACCAAGGCGTAAGTCACCTGCCGTGTTCGTGGCAGTAGAAGTCCATGTTGTATAATCTTCTTGGTTGCTAAACCGAATAAGCAACGCATCTTGGCTAGTAGAGCCACCCATATTCGCACCAAAAGCAATAACGTGCCTGTCACGATCAGAGACCATGACTTGCGTAGCGAGCGTAGGCGTAGTTGCATCAGTTGAAAGGCTAGCTAGTGTAACTGCACGATTAAACGTGTACGGTGGTGTAGTTAAAGAAGAGCTTGCAGGGTTCCATAGATAAATTCCACCATTATAAACATTAAACAATAGTATTTCACCAAAGTTATCTTGAAACCATAGGCGTAAAGAAAGATTAGCCGTAACGGGGATAGCACTGCCCCAAGTAAGTCGCCCCCATGTGCCTGCTCCCCAACCACCGCCGACCAATGCGGAGTTAATGCCCGTGTTGATTTGATATGCAGTGGTTACGGTTGCCCCACCATGACCTGTATCCGAACTATTGGCAGTAGCAGAAACAGTGATTTTGTAGTTATCGACATCAACATAAGTGATTTGAAATTGTTTATTAAGAACTGCCGCAGTGATGTTTCCACCTAAACTTGCTGCTCCACTAAATGTAACAAAATCATTATCCAATGCACCATGCGCAACATCGTACACATTGATAATAGAGGAACCATTTGTCGCAGTAAATGGGTTATTTAATACCACTGTATCACGTAGTGGAGTTACATCATAGAACGCCCCGCCGTATTCTACATAGTATTTTAAACTCGTACCTATAGCATTGAAAAACTTGCCGCTAAGCGTGTTCCAAGGAAAAATTGCGCGGCAAGTACCAAGAAACTGTGCCGTTGTGTACTTAATCCACCCACCAATTGATTGAGGAAAACCTAATCTAAACCGAACAAGATTGCCATCGTACCAACCGCCTTTGTTGGTATAGGCGGTAAGATCACGAATAAATCCGGGCTTAAACTGAAGTTTTTGGTAAGGCATATTTTAACCCTTACGAAGGGGGCGGATTGGGATCAGTAAATTGTCCTGTGGCGGGATTATAAATCCAACCAAATGAAACAGGTGAATCATCAGGAAGACCTACAATGGTGCAACCTTCTGGCGTGGGGTCCGTTGCCGGATCAGCTACGATGATATTGATGACGGTATTATTGCTGTTTTGGAATAAAGCACAACGCATTATGTGTACTCCCAGATACGGATTAGACCTTGAAAGCCAGCATTTGCCGTTACTGATGCCGCAACGCCGCCTGATCCAGCACCGTAAAATGTAGGTGCGCCACTGGCGTCAGCGCGCCCTCCACTTGGGCAAGCAAGGGGGCCAACTGTGGAGCCGCCATTACCACTAAATGTTGTTCCAGAAGCCCCTGAATACTGGCCCCAAGGTTCTGGGCGTGGCAAATTTACTGTTCCAGCGTTTTTAGAAAAACCGCCTTGTTGTCCAGAGATGTTTATATCCCCGTTTGTAGCCGTTCCACCACTTCCACCAGTATCTGCTGCGTTACCGTTTCCACCACCACCGCCGCCTGCTGTATAGGTCGTTGCACCAATAGTAATGGTGGTGCTACCGCCAGTGTTACCATTCTGACTGTTTGATGTAGGAGCTGCACCACCAGAGCCAATCGCAATTGTATACGCCGTGCTTCCAGTAACAGTTGCATACTTGGCGCAATAAGCACCGCTGCCCCCGCCGCCGCTTCCAGAGTTACCACGACCACCCGATCCACCAGCACCCCAAAGTTCAACGTAGATCGCAGTGCAGTTAGAAGGCGTGGTGTATGAAGTGCCAGATGTCAGGATTTGTGGCGCACGGATAAGTCGACCAGTAGACGAAGGAGCAGAACTTGTCCAAGTAGTGCCATTGCTAGTAAGAACATTACCATTAGTCCCAGGAGCAACAACCTGTAGCGCACTTGTGCCGTTACCAAGCAATACGTTATTTGCAGTAAGAGTAGCTGCCCCTGTCCCGCCATTTGCAACAGGAAGGGTGCCTGTAACCCCTGTTGTGAGGGGTAAGCCTGTAGCATTGGTAAGCGTTGCAGCAGAAGGCGTGCCCAGATTAGGGGTGGTTAAAACAGGAGAAGTTGAAAGCACATTGGAACCTGTGCCCGTACTTGTTGTTACGCCTGTTCCACCCGCCAAAACAGGTAATGTTCCTGCTGTAACGGCAGAAGCAGATGTAGAATAAATTGCATTATTGGCAGCCGTAAAAGTTGTTAATCCTGTGCCACCATTTGCAGTACCTAATGTTCCGGCAAGAGTAACTGCACCAGTAGTAGCGGTTGAAGGCGTAAAGCCTGTGGTACCTGCACTAAAAGAAGTAACCCCCGCAGCCGCAAGAGTAAGATTATAAGTAGAATACCATTGTGTAGTAGAAGAAGCGTTAAAAATCATCACGCCGCTAACTGGCAACGCAATAGAAGCGTTTGCAGCCAAGGCATCAATCGCAGCGCCAGTAGCAGGGTACACGTTTACAGAATTTGCACCCTTATTAACAATAACAATGCGTCTACCCGTAGTAGCAGTAGGAAGTGTTACACCAGAAGGATTAGAAGCCGCCGTTGTGATAACATTATAATCGCTTGTTAATGCGCCTTGCCCTTGTGCGTTTGTTCCTGCCGTAACCGTAGCCGAGGTGCTAAACGTTTCACCGGAAAGGGCAGGCGTTGTAAGCGATGGTGAAGTAGCAAAAACCAGTAGGCCCGTACCCGTTTCATCTGTCATAGCAGATAAAAGGTTCGCGCTAGATGGGGTGCCTAGCCAAGTTGCGATACCAGAACCAAACGAAGTAATGCCCGTTCCACCATTAGCTACGGGCAGAGTGCCCGTTACACCCGTAGTCAAAGGCAGGCCCGTAGCGTTAGTAAGCGTGCCAGAAGCAGGCGTACCTAATACGGGTGCCGTAAGCGTAGGGCTTGTGAGCGTTTTATTCGTGAGGGTTTGCGTGCCTGCTTCCGTTACTGGAGCATTTGCAACTTCAATAATATCAGTGCCGTTGTTGTATACGATAGCTTTTTTACCAACGGCAATCGTAACACCAGTTTGACCACTTACTTTGACCGTAACCGCGATATTGGTATTATTGTAGAAAATATAGGGTTTTTGAACCGCTGGAACAGTTACCTGATGGCCTGCTGTAGGAGTGCCCGTAAACTCAATAACGTAATACCGTCCGATACCAGTTGCACCATCTGGAATAGTTAATGCAGTAGGGCCTGCACCTGCGAGCGCCTGCGTAGTATACCCCGCAATAGCCTGCTCGAGCAGTGTTCCTAAATTCGTATTGGTCGTATCACCCCATGTGCCGGACTGATCGCCCGTACCCATCAAATTAAGTTTTAAATTAGCAGAATATGTACTTGCCATGCTTCACCTTTACGCAGCTATCTGCTCCCAGTTTGGCGTTTGGGATGGGTTGATCGGAGTATAGCTTGGATCATCCGAAGGCGCAATCGGTATCCAATTTGGTGTATTTGCAGGGGTCATAGCCGCCCAAGCGGGCACATCTACTGGAACAAAGGTATTCCAATCGGGGTTTTGGCTCGGCACAATTTGCCCCCAAACGGTGACAGTTCCTACATAACCAGTGGCTTCTACCCCTATAACGTAGGCGTTAGGCGAAAGTGAAACAGTAACACTGCCTACCGTAGCCGTTGCTTCTACACCCGTTACAAAAACATTTGTAACAAGCACAACCGAAACGGTGCCAATTTCACCCGTAGCAGATACACCAGTAACGCTTACATTAGGCGAAAGTTGAACTTCTACAGTTCCAACTTCACCTGTTGCAGATAACCCCGCAACATCAACTACTGCGTTGCCACTAACAGTAACATCGCCAACTTGGCCTGTAGCTTCTAATCCAGTTACAGAAACATTAGCGGAAAGAGCAACAGTAACATTGCCAACTTGGCCTGTAGCTTCTACCCCTGTTACGGCAACATTAGGCGATAGATAAATATCTACAGTGCCAACCTGACCAATAGCAGCTATGCCCGTAACGTCGACATTTACATCGACAACAATCGAAACACTGCCAACTTGACCTGTAGCGGCAACGCCTGTGGTATCCGCAATAGCGTTACCAACAACTGTAATATCGCCAACTTGACCTGTAGCCACTACACCTGTGAGGTCAATAGATGTGTTTAAGTAAACGTCTACGGTACCAACTTGGCCTGTAGAAAATACACCTGTTACCGAAGCTACAGCGTCACCCTGAACGCTAACAGTTCCTACAGCCCCTGTTGCGACGCCAATATCAATGGAGCCCGTGCCAAAAGGCCCGAGCCCCCAACCTTGTGACCTATTCCAACCTTGAAATGCGACAATAGCATCAGCCATTTATGCTACCTTTCGCATTAAAATAGTAAGGATTAAGCAATCCTTATGATAGCATTTGAAGCATCATTGGTAGGGAACACAACCGTAAAAGTACCTGCGGAAGCCGTTTTATCGGAACCGAAATCAAGCACTACCACTGAGCTATTTGACTGCGTTGAGTTATAGATCAACGCACCACGGGCAGTAAATGAAGCAGAGGACCATGAAGCATCTGCAAAATCAGCATAGGCTGTTGTGCCTGAAGATGTAGTTGTAGCGCCCGTGAGCGTTTGACCACCCGCTATATATGCTGTGCCTGAGGTATTAGTAATTTCGTTAGTCGCGCTGTACGCAGTAGTTGCTGCGCCAAGAGTTGCAGAAGATGTATACAACGCGATCTTATATGTATCGGCTGTTGTTGTAGCACGAATAACCGTTGTACCAAGGGCCTGCTTACCGTTCAAGAGGTCGAGCTTGAACGACGTTGTCATATAGTTACCAGTAAACGCCATTACGGCCTCCTTATAAGTTCAGCCAGTTTAGGATGGCCTGCCTCTTCTACGTATGAGCCCACCGTGGTCCGATCACACGAAATAGCTTGTTTCATGTGATGAAGTATAACGTGTTCTACCTGATCTCGAAAGGCCAAAGCCTGATCGCGAATAGCGGGATGGGCAGTTTCGGCAACTTTTACAATATGGTCTGCCGCACGTTTTGCCCAAAACTCAGGCGGGTGACCTCCATTACTAGAAGTCATTACATCTACTTTAAAAGTGCCCGTATTGAGTGCTTGTGTAAACATTAGTTAGCCTTAACTCTAACAAGACCATCACGGTAAGCGTCAACGTTTTCAAGACCCTCACCGAAGTTTTTCAAGCGAGTGAGCGATTCTACAAACCGTTGATTGTATAGGTTTAACAAATCAGGCTCGCCCTTAAGAAAGGTATATGCCTCTACCAAGCTGCCGTAAAGCAGAGCTTGCTGCGCATTGTTACTAATCCATGTACCACTTGTTTGTGTCACAAGGCTTTCTGGACGGTAGTAATAATGGATTTCAACAGCATAGTTACTGTCCGGAACAGGGGCAATAATGAAGTTGTTAATGTCAAAATACCCGTAATACTTAGGTGAACCCGTTGCACCAGTGGGATCATAAGTTTGTAGATACTCAACATCCTTATTCAAAAGGAACACTTTTTCACCACTAACAGTAACCGATAAGGCATAGGCCGACATAAAATCAGAAGGCTTTGCTAGATATTGATTACCCGAAGTTAGGTTACCTGTTTGGTTCTTACGAAAATATTCCAAACTAACCGAGAAAAAGATGCGTTCTTCCGCGTTTTGAATAAAAACGTTCAAATTGTTATTGAACGTTGTTTCAGACGACTGAACAAAGTCCTTGATTGCTGTTGTGAGAGTGGTATAGGTCCAACCCATTATGTAATCTCCACAGTCACTATACCAATTTGAGTAATGCCCTGTAACAGACTAATTGGCAAAAATGGAAACACTTCATCCGCCACAGGTGCATCGTAATTGATAATAACATCAGGTCGCGGTTGATACAAAGCCTGCGGCTCAGTAGGGGGATAGATAGGGTCTAGCTGTGGGTGCTTAGGTTCCCAGCACTCCATACAGGTTCTAAACCCTGTCCACTCCTTTTTTAATTGGAGGTAATAGTACTTAAACCCGCACCTATCGCAGATAGCTTTGGACTGAGTACCATTTGCAAATTTCGTCATACTTACACCACACCATAATAATTTCTCATGGGGGTAAGCATCAAGGAAGCGCGATCACGGTCTTCAGCGGCGGCTTTATCAAACTCTTCTTCGTAAATAGCCTTAAGCATTTGTGTGCGCTCAGGTGCTTTTTTCAAAGAAATATAATAGGCCAAGCCTGCCGCCAAACAAGGATAAAATCTAAACGGCAGTTGCAGCGTATTAGTAGAGCTATTCACATCATCAAGCCGAACAAGTTTATTGATAACCAAATAATACGTTTGATCTGGCGTAGGCCATACTTTGATGATGGGCGTTATTTGCCTATCTACAAAATACTGCACAGGACGCGCACGCCGCAACTTGGCAGGAATATCCAAATAAACTTCACGGCTGATACGGTCAACTGTTAGATCTTGTTGATTTTGAGTATCAACACCTTGAGCAAAACGGCAAACAGCATCCAAAACGTCAATGTCGTAGGCTTCCAATGGGTACTCATTGACACCTACCGTCATCGTAATGCTTTGTTGCTTAATCGTCCACTGGTTGAGCCCACGGTTGGCCCATTCTGCCAACAAAAGATTTAAACTCCGGCGTGCAGTACGTTGATCGTAACCTGTACGAACTTCAATACCGCACCGCTCGTAAGCCTCTTCGATATATTCGGCTACGTCGAGTTCAAATGTTTTTGTGCCTGAATAAGCCATCAGCAGATTTTGCAACCCCGCGTATGTTTACGGCTTTTACCCTTGCTTTCAGAAGGCATGTATACCGCGCCACCGCGTTTCATACCGATACCTTTTGAAGACTTTTGAATGTCATGCTTGATGTCTTCAGCAGAACTTTCATAGGCTTCTTTTGACACGCCCTGCTTGCCCATACGCTTTTTGATAGCGGTATCCCCACGAATATCAGCAGGAGAATCTTCCCACATACCAATATTCATTAACCCTGTAGGTGAAGCAGAACCTTTTGCCATATCAATACATCCTGCCTTTGGTCAAGCCACGAACAGCTACGCCGCAACCACGCGCTTTGCTCTTTACCATGCCGCCGCGCTTGTACTTGCTTTCCTCAACCTGTTTACGCATGGTCTCACGCAACGTTTCTTCCTCTTCAGAAGTAACATCACCTGTGCTTTTGGTTTTATCCAAAGCCTTTGCATTTTCTTCTAGTATTTTCTTATATTGTTCTTCTCCGGAAGGAGTATCGTATTGTGGCACAGGTAGGTCATACTTTTTCTTACGCTTTATCATGATCAGTACACCTTGCCTTTTGTGAGCCCACGTTTAGCCACCCCGCAACCACGAACTTTACCACGTTTGTTGACCATGCCGCCTTTTGCGTAGCCCTGCGCCGTTGCACCTTGGCCTGACATACGGTCTTGAACGTACAAACTACTGCCCTGCGTATTCATCGCGCCGACAGGTGTACCATAGTCTGAAGGCGAATAATACGGAGAGGTTTGTCCCGGACCCGGACTAGAAGGCGGCTGCGCTTGGTTTTGCGCTTGTGCCCCTGCACCAGAAAGATCTGTTGTGCCGATAGGGGGTGCGGCAGGATTTTGCACATCCCCACCGTCAGCATACTTGCGGCGCTTTACAGGTTTTTTCATCTGCGTACTCCGCCTGCAAGGCTTGCGATAGTACCTAAACGTTGCATCATTGCAGGGTTCATAGGCAAGGCAGCGATGCCTGCATTAGGCGGGATGTACTGTTGTTGCGCCACAGCTTGACGATAGGCCAAAGGAGCAGATAGTTGCGCTTGTTGCTGCGCCATCAACAACTGCGCTTGTTGTTGCGCAAGATGAGCATTACGCAAAGCCTGCATTTGGTCAGGCGTTTGAGTAGGAGTAACCCCAAACGTTGGAGGTACATCATAAGGACCACGGATAGGGGTAATTCCAAGCGTGGGGGGTGCGGGTGGAGTATACCTAGTCATCGCACCTCCTGGACCCATGCTAAAATCATTCGGACCGGGAATCATAAACCCGCCATCAGGCATTGGTTTTAGTGGGTTACGATATGCGCCAAGGCTTTCATCAAAATTGGGAGAGCCACCGATGTAATTCATGCCTCCACCTAATTTTGGCGGAAGAGGAACACCTCTACCAAGACCGCCACCACCTTGAGGCAGGGGGCCTGCATAATCTTGCCGAATAGGCATAGCGGGAGTGGCTGCGCGTTGGGGTTGAACTCCACCATAACCCATCATTGTATTTGGCATCTTACTTACTCCTGCGCTTTGCTTTGCTCATCGACTTACCTGCTTGCGAAAGAGCAATAGCGATCGCCTGTTGGCGACTTTTAACTGTTGGACCTTTTTTGCTGCCCGAGTGAAGTTTACCTACCTTAAACTCATGCAGCACCGTACGAATTTTAGCTTGCGCTTTAGTAGGCTTTTTCATTTTTTCCTCGCAGCACGCATATTGTCTACAAGATTAGGATAAGGCCGACCCGCAGCCTTAGCCGCTTTTTTAGCAGAACTTTTCTGCTTAGAAGTAAGAGGCTTGGGCTTACCCAACCCTTTAGGACGTGGCTTGGCCCAAACCTCTTTTTTCATCGTTAGCAGCCCTTACGACCTTTAGCCATGCCGCCTTTTTTCATTCTGCGAGGGCCTACACTTTCATCAAATTTTTTAGAACCACCAATGTAATTCATGCCACCACCGGGACGACCACGATAAGTACCTGTGGATTCATCAAAATTTTTAGAACCACCAGTATAAAGTTCCCGAGGAACGGGTCTTATAGGAAGTTTACCAAGTGCAGGTGGATTACGGGTATTAACACCACCCCCCATAGCTTTTTTCATGACCTTGCCCCCCTTTTTAAGAGCAGCACCCATACCACGGGTAGCCATGCCCCCGCCGCGTTTCTTCATAGCCATTGACTTTTCTCCTGCTTCTGCACGTGAAGATTCTTTACCTTCGTGTTTACCCATAGCTTTTTTGGAAGAGTACTTTTCCATGCCGCCATACTCAGAAATTTTCTTAACCATTGCGCATTCCTTTTCTAGGCTTACCAACAGCGATCATAATCGCGATACCAACTTTGGGCTTTTTAGTTTTACCCAAAGCACCACCCTTTTTAAGCCCGAAAGAAGGCGTGCGTATTTTTGAACCACGCGGAACAGGCAATGAATTTTTAGCACGTACTTTCATTTGCCTATCCCCGTAATGCGGTCGATTTTTTCTTCTAACCGATCAAAGCGACTCATGATTTGGTTATGAGTATTCAACAGGTCGGTTTTAGTAACGTAGGTTTTTGGAATATCTTCGCGGTGTTCTGCTATTGATTTCCAAATACGGTCAAACGTTGTTGCCGATTTTTCTTCCGCTTCAGTAATGCGTGTGTTTAAATACACGAGTATCCAAGCAAGCGGGAGCAACACAAGAGTTAAAAGGCCATTCCAAAGCATTTGCAGATCTATAATCATTTGCACCTCCAACGCTTACGCGCTTGCCGAAGGCGGCTGTTGGGGTCTTTAGCAGCTTCAGGAAACATTTTCATTTGTCCAGCAGAACGCGCACAGAACGATTTTTTACGTGCTGCGCGCTTTCCTGTTGGACTTTTTTCTGTGACTGCGGTGCTTAACTTTGATCCAGGATTGGCACGTCGGAAGGCTTTTACGCCTTTTTCAGTCATTCCCGCCCCTGCCTTTGTGGGGCGAAAGTTGCCTGATTTTACCGAAGTTTTTATGCCCATGCCCTTAGCCATCACGCAGTCCCCGCGTCATTTTTAATGAGAACAATAATAAACATGCTAGAGCAGGCGTTGTTTGTTGAGGAGCCAACGGCCTGAGCTTCAATAGTTGTTTTTTCTGGTATAACAACTGGATACTCAAACGCATAGTCAGCAGCACCATTATTTAGCGTAACAATCGCTGCTGTCCTACGAATATTATCCGTACCGCGTGTCATAAGACGTCCGGTTACAGCGTTAGAACCGCCAGCCTGTCCAGAAGAAAACAAGCCCTGTTCTAAGTATCCGGTGTAGCCAGATGGAATAGTATAACTTCCAGTAACTCTGGTGTTATAGTCGTATTGAATGATATCATAAACGGTTGCTGGAACGCCTAAAGTTAAAGCGCCTGTTCCAAAGTAAATATTACCTGCGGCGCTGTTTAATGACCCAGCGGTTGCAACATAGGCTTGATTTATGTGTAGATAAGAGTTTGCCGTAAGTACGGCAGTCTGACCATTTAAAGAAACTGTTTCGCTGATCGTATCGTGATTAGCGTTCAGCCCTTGAATATAAACGGTTCTAGCGCCTGTCCCTGCTGCTGTGTCGTTAGTGTTATCTGAGCTAACAGACATCTGCAAAGCATTGTTGGGAAAAGGAAGAATACCGCCGTAAGGCCAAACAGTTTCCACACTTGTGTCTACGTCAGAGTTGTAACCAAAAACAACGATACTTTGGTGCCACGGAATTTGACCCCGTGCCACCTGCAAGTTAAAGGGCTCATACGCACCAGTCCTAGTTACTGAGGAAGGGGGTCGAGTCATTATCGTCTCTTTTAATACAGCTTACGCATTACAAGGATAATAGTGTACATATCACCTGCACTGGCGTCTGCCGTTGTAAAAGTGATGTTACCCGTTTTACCCGCCCCTGCGTTATTATCAATACCCCCAAACTCGTCATAGTTATGCGTGTTCATGACGTTTTGTGGAATAGTCATAATAAGTTGTGGGCTAGTTGCTGCCCAATAAAGTCTAACTTCCATACCATACGTCATGGCATAGACCTTGTCAATTTGGACAGCAGTACACGGCATACCTTGGTATGAAGCAAGTGAAGCAACGTTTACCTTGATGACACCGGACTCTCCGGTGCCATCTGAAATGTTGGTAAACTTCATAACAAGGGTTTTATCGCCTTGGAAGATAGTTTGTGTGGTTACCGCATCGGCCATGTCAGCCTCCTAGGTATTAGGGGCTAATAGCGCCGTTTTGGATGTAGTTGACAACAATCACACCCACACCCGTACCCGTGTTGGTTGATTTTGTCCAGATACGAATATCTGTTGTACCAACATCGATCCACTTGCCAGTGCGTGTTGCATCGCTTCCAGGAACAATGTTTTTAATTCCGAGCGTTGTGGAAAGATCATTGTCTGCCGCAACGGCAAGTTGCGTTGCCGTGGAGTTTGTGCCCACATTGATTGTTTGTGCTGCGCCAGACCATGCTGTCGTTACAAAAATCTGAATAGAAGTAATGGTGCAACCCGCTGGAATAACGATTCCAGTGCTGTAAACGCCTGCCGAGCCTGCATTGGTGGCTTGCGTAAGTGCGCTCGATTGCGAAAGCACAACGTTACCTACGTCAGCAACGTCTTGACCAAGTGTGGTACCTGTGGTGAATTTAATCGGACCCGCTTTAATCGGTCCGGAAAAGGTTGTCGTCCCCATGTAGGTCTCCTGTCGTTGGGGTTGTCTGCTTAGCAGTCAGGAACAACATACGTTACAATAGAAAAAGAGCGGACACAAGGCCCGCTCTTCCATTACTGCTGTTCAAAGGCAGCAATTACGCGCCCTGCGAACCATACATGGCACGCGGGTCAGACCAACCGAACGAGTAACGCTCACGCGCCTTGTAGCGCACGTTACCTGTTTCAAATTCGCCTTCCATAGCCGTTTTAATCGGGCTACGGACAAAGTGTTTCATGCCGTTAGGCGCATCGGTTTTAACGAACCACGCATCCGGATCGGTCAAGAAGTGATTGACCGTAAAGCCCTGTGGCATATAACCACCAGACTTGAGTGCATTGATATCGTTATCCGCCGTTGAAACACGCTGTTCCGACTTGAGAATACGCTCTGCAGTAAACTGCAATGCAGGCGGAATGATCAACTTCATGCCGCGCAAAGCAACCTTAAGGCCACGTTCGTCGATGAAGGCTGCAATATCAATCAAAGCCTGTTCGAGCGAAGTTTCGTTAAGGTCAGCCTGCGTTGCAAGCGTATTTGACCAGTTACCACCACCTACCGTCGGATGGTTTGCGTTGATGAGCGAAACGCCGTCGCCGCCAACATAAGAGGAAGAGAAAGCGTTGTTAAGAACAGACGCTGCCTTGACCTGCTTGGTGTTGGACATCGAACGTGCGAGCGCACGGGTGTAACGGCTCGACAACTTGTCGTACAGGTTATCTTCCACAGCTTCTTCCGTGATAGCAAACGCAAGTGCGATTGTTTCATGGGTATAGCGTGCTGTGAAGGCTTCACCTGCCGTGTCATAAGCGATGGCAGCGCCTTCGCCCTTGACCGGAGCCTGACCAAAGCCGGAGAGCATGACTTCTTCTTCAAAAGCACGGTCTGAAGATTCGGTATCGAAAATTTCAGTGTGCTCGTTGTCGTAGCGATCATACTCCATGCCGAAAAGAGCATTGAGTCCGGGCTCAAGTTCTTTGAGTAGTTGGGAACGAGTAATAGCCATTGTTCAATGCTCCCCTTACACACCCGCGCCCGTGCCGTTGGCACAGTAGCGGTAGAAGTGGTTGTTAAGCATCACGATAGCGTTGCGACCTGCCACAGTAGCATCATTGCTGCTAGGAATGTCTTCAAAACCGAGGATGCGGAGATTCAGCGTATTAGTCGTATTCGCTGTGCTAA